GAGATTTGATAGACAAGAAAGAGTTGCTAAGAAACTAAAAGAGATTACATTAAATGATATTATAAAATTATATCATTCAATTATTAAAAATAAAATTGTTATTAATATTATTTAATATTATTTAAATTTACATTCTTCCAGGAGGGCTTGTGGCAGAAGTAAAACCACCGGGAGTATTACCTAAATTAAAATCCGATGTAGCACTATCTGCTCCCATACCATCTTTTTTATCGCATTTAGAAATATAATATATAGCAATTGCAATTAAAAATAAAATTATTATGCCTATCAATAATTTGCCATTATTAGTTTCATAAAAATGTTCCTTTTTTTTATCACGATTATTATTTGGATTAACCATATATAATATATTGTAGATTTTTTATAATATTAATTTAAAATTTTTATAGTATTTTTATAGATTTTTAAATTAATATTATTAATTATAAAACATAATTAATAATTTTTATTTAAAAGACATACCTCTAGGCCATTTATATCCATTTAATGGTGATACTACTACAAACTTTAATTCATCATTCTCATTATTATTTAAAATAAAATAATAAAGTGCACCAATTATTAATACAATAACAGCAACAACAAGTATCCAATTATTTGATAAATAATTACATATATTTGAAAATTTTTCACTAGTTTTATTTTCATTTGTTTTTTTATTTTTATTACATGCACAACCCATATAATATTAATTTAGATTTTATTTAATAATAAAATCTAAATTAATATTATATGTTAATTGTTTCCTAATATTTATCAATTAGTGTACCGTCAAGTGCCAAATGTAAGACCCCCAGGGTCTTACATTTGACACGTCGACGCTAATGAAAAGTTCTTAATTTAAGGGGACCTTAAATTAAGCACTTTACGGTACAGTCAAGTTTGACACGCAGACGCTAATGAAGGTTATATTAAGCACTTAACGGTATTAGCATTAGAATTATTTGTTCTTCCAATTCCTTAGTTTTCTATATTTTTTTATTATTAATTATATATATTCAATCAAAAACACTTTCTTTAAGCAGAAGAGTCACCTAATATTTTACTCTTTTTAAAGTATTTAACTAAGTAGTTAAATGAAGCAACTATTAACCATATTAATGATATTAATAGAGGTATTCCAATTATTATTCCTACTATAATTAATACAACCATAGTTATTGCTGATCCTGTGTTGTTTTTCTCTACTGGTGGTTGCCCTGAATTAGCAGGAACAGTCTCCCTACCCAACGCCCCCCCTTCTATATTATTTATATCTCCAATTCCAGCAAAGTTTTCTATATATTTTTTAATATCAATCATATATATAATATTATTTATATTAATTAATACATTTTAATGGTTCATCATTTTTATATACATTTCTTTTATAAAATAATGTGCAATCAATCGCACTCTCTTTTAATAATTTCTCAAATTTAGATATTAATACTTGTTTCTTTTTAGCAACTGACCATACATATTCATCTGTTGTTTTTTCACCTGGATATATTGATAAATATAAATAAACTTCAACTTCTCTTCTATGTTTTGGCATATCTTTATGACTACAGAATCTAATAGCTCTACCTATAATTTGTAATATTCTACTCATATTCCAATATGGTTCTAATATATGGACCTGACTAACTCTTAATAATGAAACACCTTCTTTAATTGACGGTGAACCTAATATTATTTTTATTTTTGACCCATCTGCATTTTCTTTTTTATTAAATATATATTTAATTTCTTCTTTTACATTATGGGGTTCATCTCCTGACCAAACAGCATATCTTTTTTTACCTTCTCCAAAATCTTTATAACTTTTATAACCATGATATTCTAAATATTGAACCATAGAACGTATACCACCTAAATCTTTAAAATTACTATAAATAAATGTAGGTCCTTCTGCCTTATTAACTTTATTTAAAATTTTATAAAACTTTTTAGAATATTTGGTTATATTATGTTTTTCTAAATTATTTCCATTAAATGAAGCAAACCCTTTCTCCCCTATTTTCTTATTAGGAAATGCAATATTACTAATCATTCTTGGACCTAACATAAAATTCATTGGTAATTTTAATATATCATTTCCCATAAAATTACCTTTTGTTTCTTCATCCATGATTGTTCTATATGATTTATATTGAAATGGTTCCATTTTACATCTAACTACATTAAATAATGTTTTTGGAAAACTTTGTGGTTGCGCACCTCTATAGTAAGATATTTTATTTTTTAAAAAAGATGAAAATTTCTCAGGATTATTTATATTATATTCTGTTCCATTATCAGTAATAATTGGCTTTAAAAATGCTGAATTAAAATCAGCGCCAGTTGGCATTTCTTTATCCTTTAGTAGATTAAGTGTGAGTGCTATTTCTTCTGGTTTATCAAACATAGGGGTTGCCGATAATAATATTACACGGGTTTTTTCATCTGATTTATCTATAACTTTTTTTAAATTTGTATAAAATGGTCCATTATCTGAAATCATATTTTGAATTTCATCAATAATCAATAAAGTGTTTTTTAATTTAATTTTATTTTCTTCACATAATTCAACAAATTTATGATAACTATAGATTGTATAATATTCTTCTATTCTTTTATCTGCTTTCTTTAAAATATCTTTGTATATTTTATCTTTTGGAGAAAAATCTTTTAAATCTTTTCTTTCTTCTTCTGTCATATAAGCACCACACTCACCTCTTAGTTCATCTTTAAAATTACCAATAAGAGCAGCAGGTAATACAACTATAATATCCATTTTATTTTTAAATTCTTCAGCTATAGTAATAGCAGTGCATGTTTTTCCAGCACCAATTTTATGATAAATAAGCAAACCTTTTCCTGACGATTTACTATTAAAATAATCACGTAAAAATAATTGTTGCGGTTGTAATTTAAAATTAACAGGTCTACAAATTTCTTCCATTTTTTCATTACTCATTTTAAGTTTATATTTTTTAAACTTCTCAGTTATATTTGATGACATTAATTATAATAAATTAGAAAATATTATTATATTTATAAAAATTGATAAAAGTTTTATATAAAGAACTAACTGTTTATATTTATAATTTATAATGAAATCAGAATTACTAATATTATATGATAAGGATTTAAATTTTCTTAAACAATATTTAAATGATTCATTTGACAAAATAATTATGCAAACTAAAGAAGATATTAGTAAAATTATTTCAAGATATTTATATAAACTTAAATATGAATTAGTACTCCATAATAAAAATTATAAAGATAAAAATAAATATGTTCATTATGAAATTATTTATAAATATTTATCTTATGTTAATCATAATATAAAAATAGATATAATTATTAATATATCAACATGTATGTATGGTCAAAAATTATTAATTACTATGACAGATATTATCAATGAATTAGATGTTAAATATATAGAACAAATAGTTAATATTTGTTCTCATACATGGACATTTCCTATATTTTTATATTATTTAAATATTTTAAATAATCGCAAAATAAAATATAGTAATGCATTTATAATTAATAATTATTCAAATACTGATGATAGAATTTATAAATATATGATTAATAATCATTCAAAAGAACAAATATTAAACACAACTTCAGAAATAATTAAACCAATTATTCAAAATATTTTTAGAAATAATATTCCACCTAAATATATTTTACGACGATTAAAATATTTAAATAATATATTTAATACACCAACTGAATTAGGTGAATTATATTTTAATGATATATTTAATGCTCTTAGATATGGAAATATATCTATTAATCTTATTAATAAACTATTAAAATATTATTATTATAATTACCAATTGCAAAATGAACATATTGTTTATATAATAATATTAATTAAATCATCATATAACCCAAAAGAAACTTTTATTTCAATATATGATTTATTAAAAACAAACACTGAAAAAAATAAAATCGTTATATATTCATTATTTACATTAGGAACTAGTTTTAATAAAACTATATTAGATGGTTATAATGATTTTATAAATTTAAATAAATCATTAAAGGAATGTATTATTAATTATCTTGATATATATAATAATAGTAATATTAATATTAATAAGATTGAATTAAAAAATATAGTAGATAGCATTGGTTTTACTAATATTTCATTATGTTTAATTATAAATAATATTGATAATATTAATACACAAAATATTTATTTTTTAATGCCATTTATGGTAGCTTGTGGAGAATATGGTTTATATTATAATAGATTAAGATATCATTTTAATAAATATATTAAAAATATTAGAAGAAAAAAATTAATTATTAAAAAATTAAAATTATATCCAATTATAAAAGAATTAAATAATAAATTTAGTTCTATTAAAACAAATAATTTTAATACTATACCACCTTATCATTTATATCCAGGTCAATTAAATTCATTAAATAATACTGATTTACTTTTGAAAGAAAAAGCCGATGGTGTATTAGTATATAATCTTCCAAATAATATATATCCTAAATTTCCTATTAATAATAAACTTAAAGCTGAATATATGGAAGATTTAGATCTATATTTGGTATTCGATATTGATATAGATGAAAATATTCAAGAACGACATCTATTTATACATAATAATCATGACTATGGACAGAAAGAAATACCTATTATTTATAATGAAGAAGAAATGATTCATGAGATTAATAATGAAAGAATTAAATTGAAAGAATTTTTAAAATTACCATATGATAATTATAGATGGTATCCAAAACCAGCATGGAAGATAATTAATATTAACAATTTTATAGTCCCATTTATTAATATTATTAATAATGATTATGAATGGCTTACTATTAATAATTGCGATGGTTTAATATTAACGCCATTAAAATATAATTCTCATGAATATTATAATTATAGAGAAATTAAAATTAAACCCAAAGATTTATATACAATTGATCTTTTATATAAAGATAATAAATGGATTGATAGAAGTGGTTATGAATGGAATAATATTATTAATAATAATAATATTAATAATAATACTATTTGGAGATGTTATCCGCAAAATAATCTTGATTCTCATAATTATAAAGCAATTGATATAAGATATGATAAATCAAAACCAAACACACATGAAGTTGTTATAAATATTATGGATTTATATAAGTTGGAATATAAATATGAATATGATAATATATATCATAATATGCATAGCAATAATATTATTAATATTGAATGGAAAAAAGTAATAGAATGCAATAATAAAATTATTAATAATATGATAAATAAATTAAATATCAAAGAAACTGATAATATATTAGATTGTGGATGCGGTTCAGGTAGAATTATATCATATTTAAAAAAATTTAATAGTTATGTTGGTGTTGATATGGATATTAAAATGATTGGTCATGCAATTAATAATATACGTCGCAATAATAATATTAATAATAAGATTAATTTTATGTATTGCGATTTGAATAATGAATGGCCATTAATTTTAAATAATAAATTTGATATTATTATAATAATTAGTAGTATTATGCATTTTTGTTCAGATATTTTTTGGACTAAATTAAATAATATATCAAAAAAAACAACAAAATTATTAATAAATGTTGTAGATATTAATAATAATAAAAGATATGAATTTAAAATTAATGATGAAATTAATTTTATAGAAAGAAAAGAAGATAAAATATATTATAAATATCCAATTCATAATTCTATAAAAGAAGAACCTTATATTGATATTAATATATATTTAAATAAATATGGTTGGAATATAATAGATACATTCCAACCAAATGATAATAATTATAATAATATAACACAATTTTATAAATGGTATCATATAAATAAACTATAAAGTTTAAAAATATAATTTTAAAATTTAATTGTTGCATATTCAGAACCTTCATAAGGAGTAATTCTATCAAATAAATCTGATTTTATTTCTTTAATATTATTATTATTAATATTTGTAAATAGATTTGTAGAATTATTCGTATCATTAGGTGTATCATTTAATTTTAATTTATTAATTAATTTAAGTTTTTTCTTTTTCTTTTTCTCAATTTGTTTATCAATATCATCCATGTCAATTTCTTCTAAATGCATATCTTCTTTATTCTCAGTATTTAATTCAATAATACCTTCTTTAATTAATTCAGTTAATTTTATTCCAATTAATTTAAATCTTTTAGCTTTATTAATAGAATAATTAATTAAATTTTTAGATATAATATCATTAATTGTTAGATTATTATTAATATGATTAATAATAAGATTACATACAACAAGTGCTTCTTCTTCACTATTTGTTTTTAATATAAGATAATTATTTTCAACATCAATATCTATTAAATCAGATTTAATTACAGGTAGAGATTTCCATAACATTATTTTTTCAATATGTTCATTTATATTATTTATTTTTATATAATATTTATTTATATGAGCAAAATATTGAATTTTATTCCATGGATTTGGTTCATCAAATATAATTTCATCTTCATTATTTTCATTGTCAAATTTTTCATTATTTTTTTTACCAAATCTATCACTATAAGTATAATATAAATCAAGACATAAAATAATAATGATTATTAAAACTGGGATATGTAAATCGAAGATTATCATTATTATATCGTTAGAAATATTATTATTTATATTATTATTTATTATGATATTTAATGAAATAGATTTAATGGTAAAAATACAACAATTTAATTTGCAAGAACAAATGAAGTTAATATCAAAACCATTTAATACTGGTTTTTTTATAATAATTATCATTATTTTATATATTTATAAAGTATTAAATTTTAATGACATTATTTTTTTAGCAAAAGGGGCTGTTTTGAATAATTGTTTAAAATTTATATTTAAACGTCCAAGACCATATAATGCAAGTGATAGAATTAAAAATTATTCAGGTAAAGAACATGCTGTTGCAACTGATCATTATTCATTTCCAAGTGGACATACATTCTTAGCAACTTTCTTTTGTTTATTAATGTTGAATAAATATCCATCTGAATTTTTATTTAATATACTTGCTATATTGGTTGGATTTAGTAGAATATTTTTAGGTGTTCATTATCCAACAGATATTATTGGTGGAATGATGTTTGCTTTTATATTTTACAAAATATTAATCTAACTTCTTCTAATATTATCTATATAAATTTGTTTAAATATATCACCTCTTTCAAATATAGAAATATGTTTAAATGTAGGAATATCTTCAATATTATATCCTTGTTTATTTAAATAGGGTATTATATTAAATGTATAATAGTTTTTATTAAATATATTATCAAAACTATCATTCATCCATTCTTCTAATCTTTTATATAAATGAAAATGTTTCTCAACAATTAAAATAAACAAATCTTTCCAAGTAATATTATCAATAATATTAATATTACTATTAATTACTTTATTAATTATTTCTATAGGAACTTTTTGTTTACCAATATTATCTAATCTCCAATATCCATAATCATATTTATAATATTTTGGCTGTGTATTTATATTAGTTTTATAATATTTATAAATAGTATCACAATATAATTTTGTTGATAAAAACTCTTGAAATTCATTATAATTATCATTAAATTCTGTAAAATTTTTATAATTAAATAATACATTTACATTTTTATATTTAAATATTCTAGCTATATGAGCTATAATACTATCACTATTTTTATCTTCTAAATATTCATCATAATAACATATTGTTCTTTGATAATTTACAAATAAATTTTCCCCCATTTCTATTGTTAATATAGGGTAACCATTATTATATTTAGTAATTATAAATCCATCTTTTGTATTATTTTTATACATATGAGAATATGAACCAGTACTATCAAACCATTGAGCAATATATATTTCATCCTTATATCTAAATTGTCCAAAATTATCACAACTTTCTAAAAATATTTTAAACAAACCTATTCTATCGCTAATGCTAGAATTAGCATTAATATCAATATTATTAATATCAATTGATGGTATTTTATGGTCTGGAATAATAGTTAAATTAGATAAATTATCAGATTTAATACTAACTAAATCAAATTCATATTTTTTTTTAATAAGTTTTTCAAATTTTTCATTAGTATGAAAATATTGTGCTTTATCATCTTTTGCTTTTAATTTTAATTTACTGAATGGTTGAATTAAAAATTCTTCTTCTTTTGGAAACATACTAAAATTTTCAATTAATAATCCAACACCTTTTATTTTTTCAGGTATATTTATTTTAACTAATACTAACCCAAAATCCATTTTAATACCAGGTGAATAAAAAGGATCTCTTGTTGTTGATGTAAATCCTTTATCTATAAAAGTATCACCTATTTTTAAATTTTTTAAAAAATCGTCATCCCACACAAATCTATAAAAATAATAATCATTTGGTAATTCTGCTTTATTTATTGTATTTATAATTTTAGTTAAACCGTCAAATAAATATTCATTCATTGGTAATTTTTCTCTTAATATTTTATTAAACATATAACTTCCAGTCATTGAATAAAAATTTATCCAACTGATACATTTATTTTTAATAATTATATTCATATGGTTTAATATTGTTTCATATCCTATATCATTTTTTGATACTAATTTACAAATATCATAATGTAATTTTTTATCAACTAATTTAGTAGGTTCTAATTCATCTATTAATTTATTATTCATACCCAATTTTATTAATTCATTTTTACTATAATATGGATTTAAATGAAATGAAAAAGGATGAAAACTATTACGTTTACATATAGATATAGATAAACCATAATCAGGTGAATATCTATATAAGGTTTCATAAGATGTTTTTTCTAAAGTTTCCAAATCATAATTATCAATAATATCTAACATATTATTCATATTATTCATTTTTTTTGACATTTTATTTTTTATCCATTGTTTAATCTCATCAGTTATGAATCTATAATGACATTCTACTAATCTATAATAAAGTTTCATACAATGAATTGGATAAATATTTTCACTAAAAATATCATACATTGGAATGTATTCTGAATATAATGATAATGCTATCTTATCTTTTTTATTTTTTAATTTAATTTTTCCATTAAATATTTTTTGTATCATTTCAAAATCAATTTTCATTATTATCAACTGAGAAATTATTATTCAATAATATTATTATGATTATCATCATTATTATGATTATCATCATTATTATGATTATCAGTATTCAAAGTATATTCTTCATTGTGAACATTCAAGTCATCTCCATTAAAATTTTCTAATTTTCTATTTATAAATGTTTCTTTCTTAAAAAATATAAAATAAAATGCAGCCAATATTAAAATTAATATTAAAAGATATTCTGGTTTCATGATTAAATAATTTTAGAAAATAATATTTTCTAAAATTATTTTTCTATATTATTATAATTATATAATGATATTTTTTTATTTATTAATTATATTAATAATAATTCTTTTATTTATACCTCATGATAAAAAAGAAAATTTTATAGCAAAATCTATTAAAAAAAATGTTTTAGCAAAAACAGATGATTTAAGCAAATATATTATATTAAATCAATGATAATTAATTATTATTTTTATCCATTATATCAGCAGTTATGATTAAATTGTCAAAACGTGTCCGATTAATTGCTTTTATAAAATATTCCGCTTCATCTTTAAAATAAAAATCAATATAACAAATTGTATTATCATAATTATTTATATTAATACGACCTATTTTACCCCACTTACTTACTAATTCATTTAATTCAGGAACAGTTATATCAGATGGTAAATTTGAAATTCTAACTGTCATAATTTTTCTTTTATCTATTTTATCACTTCTATCATGATAATGATTATCATGATTATGATTATCATGATTATGATTATTATTATGATTATTATTATGATTATTATTATGATTAATTAATGGTTGTGAAAATTTTTCATCAAGTATTGTTGTTAAATCTTGTTTTTCCTTTCCACATTTAAGTGTAACATGCGGGCCTCCACATTTTCTGCATTTAATTAAAGACATTATTATATAATATGCATGCTTTATTTAAATGATTTAATATTGTAAAGAGGCCCATTTAAACACATTATTATTTTATAAGCTGACGCTATCATTTTGCTAACAACAGGTTAGAACTTGACAGTAGCGCCAAAATTAGCAAATTGTTTTATTTTATAATTAGCAAATATTTCTATTACTGATAATGCTGTAATTTGAAAAACACTAATAATATTATATTAATATTATAATTGAAACTTATTTAAAGATATATTACTATATATATTAATCATATTATAATATGGTTCTATTCCCTCTTAGCTCAGTTGGTTAGAGCGTGCGACTGTTAATCGCAAGGTCACAGGTTCGATCCCTGTAGAGGGAGATTTTTTGCTTTGCAAATTTATTTAAAATCTTTTAGTTAATCATTATTTGATTAACTAAAACTAAAACTATAATTTTTAATTAATACATATTACTACCAATAAAATAACCAGTCATATTTAATATTATATCTAATAACTTATTAGTATATTTTTCATTCCAATATTTTTCAGGAAGAGTCCAATATGTTTTAGTTAATTTATAGAAAAATGGTATATTAACTAATAATACTTCAAATATCTCCCACAATATACTTAATATAAATGCATAAATATATTTTTTAGGAAATATTATACCAAATATAGTCCAAAATAATAAATGTAATATATGAGACTTATCTATATTATTGCTTTTAGATGTTTTCATTATATATAATAATATAGAAAAATTGATTTCTTACATCATCTAATTAATCTTATTAAAAATTGAATTCTTATATCACCTAATTAATCTTATTAAAAATCTAAGATTTTTAATAAGAAAAATTGAATTAAATATTATATTTATAGTATTAATATAATATTTATGGACAAAAGACCTACTTTTTATACAAATGATACTAAGCCTATTCGTGCTGGAGGGATTATTTTTTATTCTCAGGATCCACTAACTAAACAAATTAAACTATTAATGCAATATACAAAAAAAAATGATAGAAATATTTATGAAGATATTGGAGGTAAAACAGATGAAAAAGATACATGTATTAATGATACTATTATTCGTGAAGTAGTTGAAGAGACAAATAATATTATTACTAAAGAAATATTAAAAGATTATTTAATTAAATCCAATCATCATATTTATTTGCCAAAATCCAAATATTATTTACTCTTAGTTAAAGCGGATAAAGATATTATAGATATTGATAGAAGAAAATATGGAAAGACTGAACTACATTCTAATAAAGAACGACAATTTCATTGGATAAACGCACAACGATTAACATTTGGAACACCATTTAATGATAGAATTTGGTTCATTAGAAAAGAAATTAATGAATATTTTTCAACTCTATATTAATAATAAGTATGATTAAATTATTAATTTTACCACATCAATTATATAATATAAATATTCTTAAAAAGTATATTTATAAAGATATTATTTTATGGGAACACCCTCATTATTTTAAAAAATATAATTATAATAAGAAAAAATTAGTTCTTCATAGAGCATCAATGAAATATTATTATGATTTATTAAAAAAAAATAATTATAATGTTATATATTTAGAATATAATAAAAAATTTAAAGAAACTGATTATATTTTATTTGACCCAATAGATAAAATAAAATTACCAAATAAATATACAATATTAGAAAGTCCAAATTTTTTATTGACTAAAGAACATTATAAAGAATTTAATAATCAAAGAAAATCAAAAAGAGTTATATTTAATAATTTTTATTTATGGTCAAAGAAGAAATTAAATATTTATCCAAAATTAAAATCAATGGATAAAATGAATAGAGAAGTATATAATGAATCATCTATACCTTCTATGCCAAAATTAGGAACAACTGATAAATATTATATAAAAGAAGCGACTAACTATATAAATAAACATTTTTCAAATAATTATGGGAACATTAATAGTTTTATGTATCCAGTTACTCATAAAACAGCAATGAAATGGTTATTAAATTTTATAAAATATAAATTCAAAAAGTTTGGACCTTATCAAGATTTTATAAATAAGGATAATTTTACAATGTTTCATAGTGTTCTTAGTAGTAGTCTTAATATTGGGTTGATTAATCCATCAGATATTATTAAAATAATAGATCATTATAAGACAAGTGTACCAATTAATAGTTTTGAAGGTTATATTAGACAATTATTTTGGAGAGAATATCAAAGATATTGTTATGGTTATGCTGATATTAATTTTAATAAAAATTATTTTGGTAATAAGAAAAAATTAACAAAAGATTGGTATAAAGGTACATTGGGTATTGATGTAGTAGATGATTTAATTAAAAACGGATTTGATACTGGATATATGCACCATATTGGACGTTTAATGGTTATTGGTAATTTTATGAATATTAGTGGGATTCATCCAAAGGAAGGTTTTAGATGGTTTATGGAATTTTCTATTGATAGTTATGAATGGGTTATGCATCAAAACGTATATGAGATGGTATTCTTTGTAACTGGCGGTCAAACAATGACTAGGCCTTATATTAGCAGTAGTAATTATATATTAAAAATGAGTAATTATAATAAAAAATCAAATAAAAATGATAATTCAAATTGGAGTATTAAATGGGATAAATTATATCATAATTTTATAAAAAAAAATAAAGCCAAATTATATAAATTTCGTTATTATTTTCCATCATTATAATCTCATTTATTTCATATATGCATAAAATAAATGATGAATGTTATAATTTTAAACAAATTAATTATAATAATGGTTTATTGGATGAAATAATTGATTGCACTTATGTGATACATTTAGAAGGCAGACCTAAAAGACTCGAACAGATTTATTATCAATTAGATAAATATAATTTATCAAAAAAGATATTAATTTTATTTTGTAAAGGTTTTAAAAAATGTAATAGTAATAGCAATATTAAATCGATTAAACATGATTTAATTGAAAGTAATTTTTATATATTTGAACATGCAAAAAATAATAATTATAATAATATATTAATATTAGAAGATGATTTTTTATTAGATAAAAAAATTAAAAATATAAATAATATAAATAATATTAAAAATTTTTTTAATAATAAAAAAAATAAATCATTTGTATATTCACTTGGAGGTATTCCATATATTTCATTTCCATTATATTATGATTTAAATACATGGTATTCTCCAAAAATAATAACATCGCATGCAATAATATTTACTAAAGAGTTTAGAGAAAAATTATTAAATATAGGATTAAATAAAATTATTGAAAAAGATATGGGATGGGATACTGAATTACTTACATCTTCTTATTTTTATTATAAAGTATTAGCTTATCAAACTCTAGATGATACTGATAATAGAAAAACATGGAGTTGGCCTTTATTAAATAATGTAATGAATCTATTAAAATTAGATACACTTCCTAAATTTGGATTTAGACTTATAAATTATTTATCTAAATTATTATCAATATTTATATTCATATTATTTTTATTATTTATATTTATTTTATATAAAATAATAATTAATAATAAAAACAATCGAAGATTATAATATCTTTGGACATTTTTAATAAGTATTAATAAAAATTGAAAAATTGAAATATTAATTATTAAATAATTAAATAATTAATATTATGCCAACAATTATTGACGAAACTAAAAAATTTATTTCTAATAATATTTTCGTTCCTCATGAAAATTCTAATAATATGTCTTATGGTCTAAATTCATTTGGAAGTGATTCAATTATTAGTTATAATAATGATATTTGGAAATTTATATGGTTTAAAAATAATACAAATGATGCTGTTTATATAAATAAAGAAGGTATAATGCATGCATTTAATACTTTTAATATGATAAATGAAAATATCATTAGAATGAAAATAGTTTAATAATAATAATAATTAATTTAATAATAAACGTCAATGAGAACCTCTGGTTTATACTATGTTTATGATATACTTGATGGTATATAATAAAAATTGAAATATAATATTATTAAACAAGTCTACTATTATATACTATTATGTCTATTATTAAGACCTTCGGTGATAATATTACTAATTCTAAGATGATTTCAATTCTGTCCAATGAGGGCGGTTTGTTTTCTGTTGAAAAGTCAATTATTGATTATTGTATGACAATTAAAAATATGCTTGAAGACCTTGGAATTGAGGATGATAGCCCCATTCCACTCTTGCATGAATCTACATCAAATGAAATTAGTCAAAAAGTGTTTGAGTTTTGTGAATACATTTATTTCACTCCAGAAGACATGATTCTTCTTGAAGAATGGAATAATGATCGAGGCTTTACTATTGCTCTACCTCCCTGGTTTGCACAATATATTAACATTGACCATAAGAAGGTATGTGAACTAACTAATGCCGCAAATTATCTAGATATTCCACTGCTACTGAAGTTTTGTTGCAAGTATATTGCCAGTCTTATTCGCAACAAGAGCCCTGAAGAACTGAAAGCTCTTTTTGCACCAACTGATGTGGCACAGCCTGCTGCTGGCGCGCCTGCGTAAATATTTTTTTAAATGAATATTTTATAATTTAAAAATAAATATATTATTCGATATTATTTTCCATCATTATAATCTCATTTATTTCATATATGCATAAAATAAATGAGGAATGTTATTCTTTTAAAGAAATTAATTATGATAATGGTTTATTGGATGAAATAATTGATTGCACTTATGTGATACATTTAGAAGGAAATAATAGAATTGAACAGGTTTATACGCAATTAAATAAATATAATTTATCAAAAAAAATATTAATTTTATTTAATAAAGGATTTAAAAAATGTAATAAAAATATTAAAAACACAGGTACTGACTTAATTGAAAGTAATTTTTATATATTTGAACATGCAAAAAATAATGATTATAATAATATATTAATATTAGAAGATGATTTTTTATTAGATGAAAAAATAAAAAATAAAAAAAATATTAATAATATAAAAAATTTTTTTAATAAAAATAAAAATAAAAATAAATCATTTATATATTCACTTGGTTGTATTCCATTATTATCAATTCCATTATATTATGATGCATATACATGGTATTCTCCATATGCTTTAACAACACACGCAGTAATACATACAAAAAAATTTAGAGAAAAATTATTAAATATTGGATTAGATAAAATTATTGAAAAAGATATGGGATGGGATTGCAATTTACTTTCAAATTCATATTTTTATTATAAAATATTAGTTTATCAAACTCTTGAAGATACAGATAATAGAAAAAGATGGAGTGTGCCTATATTGAATAGATTAATGCATAATTTAAAATTAGATGTACAACCTAAATTTGGATTTAGACTTGTAAATTATTTATCAAAAGTATTATTTATATTTATATTGCTATTATTTATATTTATTTCATATAAAATAATAATTAAAATACATAAATATTACAATCAAAGAGTATAATCATATCATTGGACGTTATAAAGTCAACGCAATTACCGTTTGGTGCCAATCTTAAGCCCCCGGCTTAAGATTGGCAAAATGATAGCGTCAGCGTGTCAAATGTAAGACCCAGGGGGGTCTTACATTTGGCACTTGACGGTACCGTAAAGTGCTTAATTAGTGTCAACGTATAAATCTTAAGACCCAGGGGTCTTAAGATTGGCACTTGATGGTATATCATAAAAATTGAAATATTATTGAACAAGTGATCTATTATTAATACAGTAAAGTGCTTAATATAACCTTCGGTTGGGTCCCCTTAAATTAAGAAATTTTCATTAGCGTCGACGCGCCAATCTTAAGACCCCGGGGTCTTAAGATTGGCACTTGACGGTACCTTTGTTAATAATTTTTTTAAATTAATATTTTATAATTTAAAAATAAATATATTAAATGAAATGAAACTATAAGTGATATAATATTAAATATCATATATCCTGGATTATGAGTTTTATGTAAATTAAATATTTCATACATTTTAATAAATATTTTTTTTAAATTTGAATTATTTTTATTTTCTATATTTGAAAATATTTTAAAACATAATGGTTTATAATAAGTATATTTAATTAAATTTAATTCTAACCAAAGCATATCATTTGGTTTTGAAAATCCTTTTTCATATTTTTTTATATAATAATAAACATAATCTCTATTATAAATAACTCCATGCGATGATGTTAAAAAATAAGATTTTAAATGCATTGATAATGTTGGAATACTTATTTGACCTAAACTACCTAAATGATATAAATGATATTCATTTTTATTTATAAAATTACCTATATCATCTATAATATATTGATTTATTGTGTCATCAAAAAAGAAATCATCTTCAAATATTATTATATTTTTATAATTTTTTTGTAATGAATTTAAAAAAGCATGATAATAAGCATCATTTAAATCATTAATAGTATCTTGATGTTGTAATTTCTTCTTACACTTAGTAAATCCTTTATTATATTGAATCAAAATATTTTTATGAGGCATATAAGTATTTATTTGATTCATATAATGTTCTTTTCTATCACTATCTTCCATTGTTAATATATATACCATATCAACATAATTATCAAACATACCATTTTTATTTTTAATTAACTCATATCTATATGAATGTTTATTCATTATATAAATAATTTTATAATATAATTATAAGTTAACTAATTATATAGAATTGTGTTATGATAATCTCAACCTTTGGTTGTATTAATTATAATAGTTTAACACTGTATCAATTATATTTCTAGCTTGATTTGTTCGAATATTCAAATCTTGAATATCATTTTGTCCTGTTGTTTCTATTAGTACATAATTTTTATTAATTATATTAGCATAATATCTCAATGTGTTTTTAATATCTATATTTTCCCCATATTTTTCAGGAGTATTTTGTATAAGATTATTATCATCAGTTAATATTATAAATTTTTTATTATCTTCAATTATATTATTATTTAAATTATTATATATTAAATCAGCTACTTGATTAGATATAATAGTATTTGTCGGTGTAATAGTTGAACCAATACTACCCTTATTTTCCTTATAATACCCCCAGCCTTCATGAAAATCAATTATAAAATCTGCTTCTTTTATAAATGTTAATATCTGTTTTATAATTGGATGTAATTTATTTTCATTATGATTTTCAGTTAAAGGAAATTTTCTATTTAAATCTCCTATTAATGGAATACTTCTTTTATTTATTTGTAATGCACAATAATTAACATGTGGGATTAATATCAATTTATTATTTAATTTAATATTTTTAATATTAATATCATTCATTAATTGTAATATTGCTTTGGAACCAGCTGGTTCATTGCCATGTATTCCACCTAATATTAATATTGTTTTATTATTAGGAGTTTTTTCTCCATATATAAAATATTCAAGGTTATTACATATTTTTTTTATATAATAATTATTAAATATTAATAATATTAATATTATTAATATTATTATAATTATAATATATATGCATTCCATTATAATTATATTATATTATAATTATAATGAGTATTTTTATTTTTAGAAGAGATTTTAGAATTATAGATAATACCGCGTGGAATATGGCATTAAAAAATTCTACAACAATATATCCTATTTTTATACTAACACCCGAACAATTAACAAAGAATAGTTATAAATCAAATAATGCTGTTCAATTTATGATTGAATCATTATTAGAATTAAATAAAGTTGTTAAGATTAATTTTTGTTATGGATATATAGATGATGTATTGAATAATATTATTAAAAATAATAAAATAGATGCTGTTTATACTAATACTGATTATACTCCTTATAGTGTTAAAAGAGAGACATTAATTAGTAAGATATGCAAACATCATAATATTAAATTTAATTATTATCATGATATTACTTTATTTGAACCAAATACCATTTTAAATAGTTCAAATCAAATATATCAAAAGTTTACACCATTTTATAATTATTGTATTAAACAAAAAGTTAGAGATATTTCTACTAATAAAAAACATGTATTAATATCAAAATTAAAAACTAAATATAGTATTAATGCAAATAATATTAATAGATTTTATTTAGAAAATATTAATATTAATATTCATGGTGGAAGAAATAATGCATTAAATGTATTACATAATGTATTTGCAAAACATAAAACTTATGAAAAAACTAGAAATACATTACATATAAATACTACTAATTTATCTGCTTATTTAAAATTTGGCTGTATATCTATACGTGAGGCTTATCATTATATATATAAAAAATTAGGAAGAAATAATCCATTAGTTAGACAATTAATATGGAGAGAATTTTATTATCATTTAGGATATGGTTTTATTGATAGATTTGGTAAATCATTAAAACAAAAATATGATAAAATTAAATGGAAAAACAATAGTACATTATTTAAAAAATGGAAAGAAGGAAAAACAGGTTATCCTATAGTTGATGCATGTATGATGCAACTTAATACAACAGGATTTATGCATAATAGAGGTAGATTAATTGTTAGTAGTTTTTTAATTAAAAACTTATTAATTGATTGGAGACTGGGGGAGAAATATTTTGCACAAAAATTAATAGATTATGATGTATTAGTTAATCAAGGTAATTGGCAATGGACATCTGGTAGTGGTGCTGACAGCCAACCATTCTTTAGAGTTTTTAATCCATCACTTCAATCAGAAAAATATGATAAAGATGCTATTTATATAAAAAAATGGTTGCCACAATTAAAAGATATTGAGAGTAAACATCTACATTATTGGGAAAATTATTATAAAGAATATGATTTAAAAAAAATCCATTATTATGAACCATGTGTAAATTATAGTGAAAGTAAGAAAAAAGGAATGATTATGTATCGTAATGCATTATATTAATTTAATATTATACTTATTTAAAATTTAAAATATATATAATTATTAATAGACAATTATGATTAAGAATAAAATACTACTAGTTCCTATATTTACATCATTTATAGTTTTATCATTTTTAATATCATTAGCATATGCAATTAGCACTATTAATAACACTAATAGCATTATTAGCAATAATAAATCATTTTATTGTGATATAAATTGTTTAATATTTGTATCAATATTATTAATTATTATGTTAATAATATTTAATATATATATGGTTTTTCATAGATATGAAAAATCATATAAATTGATTGTCTAATCGCGGTATGCTCGACCGTTTAAAGAAAGTGTTGATTTAGTAGTACATGTACCCGTTTTTCGGATTATACTTCACATTCACTGACATACGGTTTGAAGGTTGCGAAAAGAAAGGTGCCACGTATTGGGGCTGATGTACGTGCGCCGTCTGCACAACGTGTGTAGGGTTTTTTTGCGTGTGTGTGATACTCGGGACTTCTTCCTTAGTCTTTTTGTACAGAGCGCACGCAAGCACAAATGTAAGCAGCATAAATGCAAGGAGCATAAATGCGAGCACCATAAATGCAAACCATGTAGGATGCATAAATGAGGGCTTTACATATGCAAGCAGCCCCGAATTAGTGTTATAGTTGGTTGTCAAATAGTAACCCATAACAATAAAATATTTCAATATGGCGCAATTAATAAAAAAAAAATTCAATTTTTATGATATATGAATAAGTCCAATATTTAAAAGAAGGAGGTGTCGTAAAGTGCTTATATTAAGCACTTGACGGGACCGTCAAGTGCCAATCTTAAGACCCCGGGGTCTTAAGATTGGTGTGTCGACGCTAATGAAAATTTCTTAATTTAAGGGGACCCAACCGAAGGTTATATTAAGCACTTTACGGGACCATAATAATCATTTTTATATAGCATTTATAATATGAAATTATTTCAATTTTTATAATCAACATAGTAATTACATAGGAGTTTATATTAAAATTGATACCGTCAAGTGCCAATCTTAAGACCCCCGGGGTCTTAAGATTGGTGCGTCGACGCTAATGAAAATTTCTTAATTTAAGGGGACCCAACCGAAGGTTATATTAAGCACTTTACGGTACCATTTGGTGCCAATCATAACCTTTGGTTGAGCCGGGGACTTAATATAACCAAAGGTTAACAATATGATAGCGTCTGTGTGTAAAATGTAAGACCCAGGGGGTCAAAATAATCCTAAAGGATATAAGGTTATCATTTGGCACGTTGACGCTAGCGAAAAGTTCTTAATATAAGGGGGGCTTATATTAAGCACTTTACGGTACATGTTTTGATTTTCAATTCCCACATTAACAGTTATTAAACAAACATTAAAGATGTTTGTTTAATAAAAATTGATATAATTATACTAATAATATAAATTATTTAATTAATAATGAACTCTTCTGATATTGACAATTTATATGATAGACAATTTAGAACATATGGGAAAGAAGCATCAAAATTAATTCAATTGGGAAATGTTTGTATTATTGGTCTCAAAAATGGATATGCGAGTGAGATTTGTAAAAATCTTGCATTAAGTGGTATTAAAAAAATTATATTAATTGGCGATGAAGTAATTGATGAAAATGATAAATTAAATTGTATGTTTTATAGAAAATCATCAATTGGTTCATATTGTTGGGAAGCAATTAAATATAATATTGGTATAATTAATAGTAATATTATTATTGAGCATAATATGCATTATAATACTATTATTAATAATAATAATAATAGCATTATTATTATTAATAAATCATTAGAAGAAGCAACTGAAATTAATAAATTAGCACATCATAATAACTGCAAAACAGTATATATGGTATCTGGTGGATTAGCTGGGAGTATTTTTGTTGATGCTAATATTAATCATAAAGTATTTGATACAACTGGTGAAAATAAAGATATGGTTCCTATTAAAGAAATTAAAATAAATAATAACATATCGCATATTATTTGTGGTAAACATAATTTTACATTTGGTGATAAAGTAAAATTTATAAATTTAAAAGGTGATAATTTAGAATATTATGCTGAAAATATTTTTACTGTAATTGACTGTAATAATTATAGTATTAATATCAATAATCATATTAATCATGATTATCATGATTTTAAATTTATTAATGGTTCATTAATCTATGTGGAAAAAGAAACTATCTTTAATCATAAGACTATTGATGAGACTATTTATACTGACATTTTTAAAAGCTTAAATATGATGATTAATTATAATTCTAAGAATAATAATATTCAGAACCAAACTACTCAGAACCAACGGTTTATTATTAAAGAAATCAAAGAAAGTTTTAAATATACATTTGCACCAGTTATTAGTATTATGGGTGGTTTTGTAAGTAATGAAGTTATTAAACTTATTACTAATAAATATACCCCAATTAGTCAATGGTTTGATTGGAGTGATTTTGATATTATTAATAATAATAGCATTAATAATATTTATGATAATTTTAATAAAAGTAATATTTTAATGGTTGGATGTGGTGCTCTTGGATGTGAGTGGTTAAAGATTTTAGCACTTATGGGTAATCCACATATTACTATTGTAGACCCTGACCATATTGAAAAATCTAATTTATCAAGACAATTTCTTTTTCGTAATTCTCATATTGGCAAGTCAAAATGTTTAACTGCTATAGAAAGTATTAATAATATGTTCGATTTAAAACATAATATGATTGGATATGATAAAAAGTTAACATCAGAAGATGTTGAAGGAACTAATAAATTATTCAAAAATAAAAACATTATTATTAGCGCATTAGATAATATTGAAGCTCGTCGTTATGTTGATACGATTTGTTTTGATAAATGCTTACCATTATTTGAAAGTGGAACTATGGGAATGAAATGTAATACTCAACCAATTATCCCATATATTACAGAAACTTATGGTAATTCATCTGATAATAATGATGATAATCAATTCCCAGTATGCACTATTAAGAACTTTCCAAATAGTATTCAACATACTATCCACTGGGCACGTGATTATTTTGAACTGTTTAACAGAGGACCAACTAATTGTAATAATTATCATACTGATAATGATGATTTCTCATCATTATCATTATTTGATAAAAATCAAGCAATTGAAGATATTAATTATTTTTTAACTGATATTCCAACAGATATTATGGGATGTATATTAAAAGCAAAATTAATGTTTGAAGAATTATTTATTATTAATATTAATAAATTGCTTCATACATTCCCAAGAGATCATATAATTGATGGTCAGTTATTTTGGTCTCATGGTAAATTATGTCCAAAGCCATATGAATATTTTTGCATTGATTTTATTAGTGCAACAACAAATATATTTTGTAAGATATATGATATTAATTATACATTATCAAAAGACGATTTAGTTTCTATTATTAAAGAACTTAAATTTAGCAATTATGAAATCAAAGATATTGTTATTGCAAAGAATGATGATAATGCATTACAATTAAAACAACAAGAAAGTATTATAAAAGAAGTTAAATTAAATACTAATATTAATACTAATATTAAATTTTATAAAAAATTAATTCCTCTTGAATTTGAAAAAGATGATGATATTCATATTGAATGGATAACATGTGCTTCTAATAGTAGAGCAACAAACTATAGTATTAATACAGTATCATCTTATGAGACTAAAGGAATAGCTGGTAAAATTATACCTGCTGTTGCAACTACTACATCAACAATTGTTGGATTAATTGCTATTGAATTACTTAAATATTTGAATGGGATTAATAAAATAGATAAATATCGTTCATGGTATTTAAATATGGCAGATAATACTATTATTTATTCAGAACCAAATGCAATTAAACCAATTATTATAAATAATAAAAGTCTAAATGGTTGGACAAAATTTAAATATAATAAAGATACAGTATTAAATGACTTTATTAAATATTATAATAACTTATTTGATATAGAAATTGAAATGATATTATATGGTTCAGCTATAGTTTATGCTGATTTTATAGATATTCATAATAATACTAAACTATCAGAAATATTTTTAAAAGAATATGAAATTAATATTTTTGAGAATGAAATAGTATTAACATTAATGTCGAGTATTGAAATTCCAAGCATTAATATTTTATTAGATTAAAAATAAACCTTAAGAATAATTGATTAATTTAATAATATATCTATTGTATAAAAGTTTTTTATAAATTGCTATTTTTTCCTCTCGCGCGCGAGATTTAACAACATCTATATATTGAATAAATTAAAACTGATAACTATATATTGTTTATATATAGATGGAATATACCTAATTATTTAAATATATCTAAATAACATTATTTTTTTATATTTAAATAAAAAATCTATTTTAAATATATGTATTTTTCATATATTTAAAATGTTGTTCTTTTTAATTATTGTTGTTTTTTTGTTGTTTAAAAATTTGTTCATTTAAAAATTAATCATGTTTATATTAATAATGTCTGAAAAAAAATATACATGTCCAATTTGTAATAGACTATATGAAACATATGTAGGTATGTGGAGACATAAAAAAGATAAACATAATAAAAAAGATGAAATAATTGTAAATACAAAAAATAATTTTAATTGTAAATATTGTAATAAAGAATTAAGCGATAGACATTGTTTATGGCGTCATGAGAATAAAACTTGTAAAAAAAATCCAGATTTATACAAAGAAAATATTTCATCTAATAATATAAATATTTCAAAAAGTAATAATGTATCTGTAAATCAAATTCAAAATCAAACAAATAATAATATTACAAATAATAATATTACATTTAATTTTAATGCTTTAGGAAAAGAAGATATTCTACAATTAACAGAAGAAGAAACTGAAGCAATATTAAAGGATGGATTAGATTCTTTAATAACATTAGTAAAATATTTAAATTTTAATAAAAATCTTCCACAAAATCATGTATTTTGTAATACTAATCTAAATAATAAATATATAAGTGCTTTAAATACGGATACTAGAGAAATAGAAAAACATCGTAAAATAGATTATTTTGATAAAGTATTTGTTTATAGTGTAGCTCACTTAAAAATATTAAATGATAATATATCAAATCCAGTTAAGCAAGATGATTTTACTAAAAAATTACAAGAAATAGAAATATATTTATATACAAAACCAGAACATAAAAAACTTTATATTGAACAAATAAATGCTCTTAGTTACAATAAAAGAAAAGATATTCAAAATACTTGGAATAAATTATTATTTACAAATGAATTAAATGATTAGAAAATAATATAAACAAGTAAATTTAATAATTTATTAATGATATATTCTTTTATATGATCCAATTAATGGATATATTCATAAATCCAAAATAAAAATTGATATCGTTGGACGTTAAAAAATAGTGCATAGCACTATTTTTTGTAAACGTCAACGCCATCGGTGTTTATAGAATAGAAAAAGTAAAACTTTTTCTATCCCTATAAAAATTGATATATAAACCATTTAAACTTTTTTTATATCATAAAGTAATATGGAATTAATCTCACCTTCAAAAGTTATAACTCAATATACTAAAATTCAAATCCCACCGCATATGATGAATAGTGATATTGAAGATAATATGACAATAGTATTACAACAAAAAGTAGAAGGAAAATGCAATCGTTATGGTTTTGTAGAAAAAGTACATAATATTGAAGAATATATTGAAGATATTATTTTACCTGAAAATTTCTCAGGTTGTGCTACGTATAAAATTTCTTATTTAACAACAATTGTTGTTCCTATTGAAAATACAACAATTATTGCTAATATTAAAGCAATGAATCCAGAATTAGTAATTGCAGTTAATGGTCCAATTATTATTTTTATTCCTAAAGCTAATATTGATACTAATATTTGGGATGTTAGTAATGATTTTACTGAGAAAAAAACAAGTGAAATATTAAAACAGAATGATAGTGTTAAAGTTCATCTTGATAAAATAAAAATAAATCAAGGTGATATTCAAATTAAATGTATTGGTCGCTTACTTGAAAGAGTATCTGAAGAAGAAGCAACTGAATATTTTGGCGCAAAGAAAGAATCAAATTTCATTATGTAAATCAATAGTTATTTAATATATTAGTAATATCTGATATAATAGATAAAGGACACCAATCTAATATTTCATCTAATATATAATAATCATTATCTAAATAATTTTTCGATAATGAATAACAAGATGTATTAATATCTTTAATATATATATAGGTAATAATTTATTATTTGCTAAATTTATATCTAAAAACCATAATTCATTATAACAAGCAATTCTATCTGATTTAATACCAATTGAATAATATTCAATAAAATCGTATTCTTCTAATATATTATCACATATTTTTTTAAATTTTTAACAATCAATATTTATCGATCCTTTACTTACTAAATATAAATTTTCTATATTATCATTTTGGATATTCATTAATAAATAATTATAATTATTATAATTATTTATTATAAATTTTTATTATTTATATGGTGTTTTTTAATTGAAGATATTTCATTTTATATTTTAAATATTTAGTATTTGTTGGTGGCATATTACTCATATCTTCATTTTTTTTATAAATATAATCCTTTGTAATAAGTTGGATTTCGTTTGCAGTAACTTTTAATTCAATAAGTTCAGCTATCAATTTATATTTTAACTCACATAATCTAGCATATATAGGTTTTTCATGGTCATACATATTTATATTTGAACTTAATCTTCGCATAACATTTTCTAATTCAGCCTTTTTGACTTTAATTTGTTCTACGTTTGAACTCATTATATAAATAATATTAGATTAAATATTATAGAAATAATATTTAATCTAATATTATTTATTCTAATTTATAATTTCTAAAACTTTTTTTAAGATTAATTTCTAAAACTTTTTTTAAGATTAATTTCTAAAACTTTTTTTAAGATTAATTTCTAAAACTTTTTTTCCAGATTATTAATTATTTCTTCATCATACTTACCATACTCAAGTGAAAGGATAATATGTCTTATTAATTAATATTATTTTTTAAATTTAAATATTTATTCTTGTATTTTAAATATTTTTGTAGAGCAGAAGCAGGTTTATTTAATTCTATTGTTTTTAATTACTTAAAAATAGCATATATATTTTGTACCGTCAAGTGCCAACCGAAGGTTATTCTGAACCTTATATCCTTTAGGATTATTTTGACCCCTGGGTCCAACCGAAGGTTATTTTACACGTTGACGATATCCATATATTATATTAATTTATATATTTTATATTTCTAATTTATAATTTCTAAAATTTTTTTTTCCAGATTATTAATTATTTCTTCATCATACTTACCAACCATCCAATCATCAATATTTATATCATATTTTTTAAGATATTCATCTCTTAATTTAACAATATTAATACTATAATTTCTAATTAATTTTTTAAAACTTTTATTAGAAAATTTCATATGTTTTATTAATTCTTCAGCTAATTTTTTTGGTTTAACTTCACTATATTTTAATCTTTGTTCTGCCCACCATATACACCACACAGCACAAAATCCATTTGGGTCTCCTATTTTTTTACATTTAGTATCTTCTATACTTTCATACATTTGAAAACCAATATTAGGTAAATAGTCAGAGGGAGACATATATGTATAATCTGGTAATAAATTACTAAATTTAGTTTTTAATAATGTATTTAATAATGATGGATTATAATAAAATCCTCTAGGTGGATTCATTCCATTTGGTTCAAATCTTTCAATAGTTTTATGCTCATAATCTATTATAATAATATTTGCATGAGAACCACTATGTGAAGCATTACTTACTTCAATACCTAATGGTATTATAATATTCATATTTGAACTATGAGCATGTTTTATTTTATTTAATACAATTGAATCAAAATTTGTAGGATATATTAGTTTCATAAAACTCCAAACAATTTCAATATTTGAGAATTCCATTTTAAATGTATAATTTAATCCCATCTTGATATAATATTTTTCAATCTCTTTATTATGTGTAAGTGGATATTCTAATAATAAGGATGATTTTTTATTATTAATATTTAAATATAATAAACCAAATAATATATCAATTGTTGATCCTGTATAAAAACATCCTTCCATATAAACACCCATATCTAAATTTAAGTTTAATTCTTTATATGCTGGAATTGAACGTTTTTTTTCTAATATTAATTTTTTAATATTATCCTTGCAATAATATGCAATATCTTTATTCGTAGAATTATGTTTATTTAATACCTTTAATAAACTAGTTAAATCATCATTTGCACAATATTGTTCCCATGGCTCAATAGTAGTTTTCATTGTTTTTAAAATATTATAATAACTATCAATTGCTATATTTATAAATTCATCTTTATGCCCAGATGTTGTTTTAACCATATCTAATACATTAATTCCTTCTTTATTTGTAATAAATAAATTCATATGAGTTTTTCCATTAGTTAATATATGTTTAACTTGAGGAATACTGAATAAATTTTTCGTAGCAATATAATGTAAACTAGTAAATCCATCCATATTAATAATATTAATATCTGTTTTTTCAATTAATTTTAATAATATATCAAACATTTTATATTTATTTCCTTCACTTGAATTAATATTACTATTTATAATATCTTCTTCTAAAAATAAATGTAAGGCAGTATTACCAGTCATATTTGTTTCAGAATAGAATAATTCTTTATGTTCAATTTTTAATAATAAATATTCAGCTATTTCGTAATTTTTCTCAATAATACAATAATGTAATGGAGTATTACCTAAATAATCAGATGAATTAATATCAGCTCCATTTTCTATTAATTTAATAACTATATCATTATAATTTAATACAATACATTGATGAAGAGCAGTTAGACCATATTCATTTTCTTTATTATTAATTATTTTTTTTAAGAATTGATTATTATTAATAATAAATTTAACAACTTTCATATCATCATAATTAATAGCACTTTGAAGAATAGATTCACCTGTATTATTAATAATATTATTAATATTAGTAGAATTATTTTTAATTTCATTTTCTAATAAAAATAATAATATATGTGTTCTTTTATATTGAAGACAAATATAAAATAAATCATTATCACTATTATTAATATTATTATATAATAACAAAAATGCTTTCAAATTATCATAAATAATACAATAATGAAATCCTGTATGATTATTATTATCTCTAACATCTAAAATATTCATACCAATGTTTTTTTTATCATATTCAATTAATAATTTTAATAATTCATAATAATTATATTTAATGGGTATATATAATAAATTTCTACCATCTGTATCTAATATATCTAATCTTATTGTTCTATTCTGTAAAATAAATTTTAAAATATCAAATGCATTAAACATAACTAAATATTGAATAAAATAATTATAATTTTCATCATATATATCTAAATCAATATCTTCATTTTTTTTAATATATTCTAATAAAAACTCAAATTTTTTATTTTTTATTAAATCAAATATATTATCCATTATATTAATATAATGGATAATATATTTGATTTAATATTAATTAAATACATCCATGCTTCCAGGAATTACATATCTGTAATAAATACTTGTCCCACTGTTAATATTTGGACGAATAATTCTAAATACATCATTTAATTTAGCACCAAAATAACGAGCCATAATATCAGTACTATAAATACGTCCTAATTCATTTAATCCAAATGAAGCAAGTAATTCTTTTTTATCTTCATTATTTAATAAAATATGTTCTGGTATAAATTCTTTGGCTGGTATATCTTCTAATAATTCATATATATTAAATAATTCTGCGCTTTTATAATCTTTATTTACTTGAGTAAATGTTTTTTTAGAAAAGCTTTTAACAATAAGAAATTTATTCTGATCAATATGTTTATTTAAATAATCATCAATAGGAGAACCATTAGATATATTTTTAATATCTTGATTCATAATATTAATATTATATTTTTTACCTTCAATTTCAAAACTACACATTTTATCACTAATTAATGTTTCTACTACTTTTTCAGGTAATGCTTTTAATTTCATATAATTTCTACGATAAAACATTAATCCAATATTTTTAGCTATAATACTAATTATTTCTTTCATATTAAGTTCAACATTTGATAATTCTGACATTATATATATAAGTATGTATTATTTATATTAATTTTTCAAATTTTATTTTATACATTTTATTACATTATTTATCCTTCACTTAGGATAAATAATCATTATAACCTATGGTTTAGGACAGTCCACTCCAATCATAACCTTTGGTTTTGTTGTTATATTCGCACAGCAAATGATATATAGAAAAATCTTTGATTTTTCTATATCGGAACCGAAGGTTTTAATAAAAATTGATTATTTAATTTAAAATTATATATATTATATATATTAATGAGTTATAAACCTTTTATATTTAAATTAAATAATATTGATGTATCTAATATATATGAGACTAATGATAATAATGTATTAAAAAGCTCTAATATTAATCAACCATTATTTAGTTTAGGATTTCATAGTTTTATTCACAGAACTAAGAATGCTATGGCTATTACTGAAAAATTAGAAACAAAAAATAAATTTTATTATATTGTTAATCCATTTGAACATACTATTAATGATTATGATAAAGATATTAGTCATATAAGCAATGTCTTTTTAAATAATCCTAATATATTATCAAGAGCTTTTTATAAAATGTGGGAAATATTATATACTTTTGATATAGCAAGTAATAATGTGGGTATGACAATGGTTGGATTAGCTGAAGGTCCTGGTAGTTTTATTCAAGCTTTTGTTGAATTTAGAGAACAATATTTTGAACCATCAAAAGATACTGTTTATGGTTTAACAATTAATACAGATAATACTATTAATATTAATAAAGAAATGGTAGAAAATATTAATAAAAGATATGAAAACATGATATCTATTATGAAAACACCAAAAAATGGTGGGAAAGTTGGAGGTGCTAAAGATGAATCTGGTGGGAAAAAAAAAGGCGGTGCTAAGACTGAAAAGAAAACACTTACATCTAATGGAGATTTAACTAAAATATCAACTATTGATTATTTAAAAGCAAATGTTAAAAAGAAGGCTGATTTAATTACAGCTGATGGTGGATTTGAATGGAAGAATGAAAATTATCAAGAACAAGAAGCATATGCTTTAATTCTAGGAGAAATAATTGGAGCTATTTCTATTCAGGCTAAAGGTGGTTCTTTTGTATTAAAAATATTTGAAACATTCACACATGTTACTATTAAATTAATATATTTATTAGCATCATTTTATGAAGAATGTTATATTTATAAACCTTTCTTTTCACGTGCAACTAATAGTGAAAAATATATAATTTGTAAGGGTTTTAAATATGATAATGAAGATAAATTAAATAAAAAATTGCAAATATTAGAGGACACATTAAAAAAATGTGAAACTAAAGAATTTATTAATGATATATTTCCTGAGTTTATATTAAAGGATGAAGATTTAAATATATTTAAATACATTAATATAAATATAGCAAATGTTCAACAAATTATGATCAATAATTTAGTAGTATATATAAAATCAAATAATTATTTTGGTGATATGTATCATAATTATAGAGATCAACAAATTAAAGCAAATAAATGGTGGATTGATACTTTTCTAACTGAAAAGTTAAATGAGAAAAATACAACAGTTAAAGACATTATTAGATACAATGAATCTGAAATTAATTTGTTTGTTAAAAAATTATTATAATAATATTATTTGGTTGGTAAATAAGCAGATGCCAATTTTTGACCAATTTGTTTATCAGCATCATCCAATTTTTGACCTTTTTCAACTTGTTCTAATTGAGCTAACATAATATTTAACATTGGGCTATTAATATCAGAACATAATTGACTAATTAAAAATGTAAATCTATTCATCATATCTGGATGATTTTTCCAAAAATAATCTTCTTTATCAGCCTGTGTATTAATACCTTTTAATTGAATATTTTTAATAATTGTTTTAATTGTATTAATAGATGTTTTAATTTCAGCTAAGGTTGGTTTTTGTGTAGAACTCATTATTATATTAATTATTATATTATTTTAATCTTAAAACGATTAATAATATAAGTAAAATATTTAATATAATTGATATACTTAATATAAATGTATTATTTTTTTCATAAAATGTTTCTTTTATATTAATTTTATTTGATTTTTTATATAAAGGTTGATTGTCTTCTTTAAACACAATACATTTATCATCATTTTCAATAATTGCTTTAATTGCATCTTTAATTGAATGCATTTTTTTACCATTACGTGCATTTACATGATTATGCATTTTAATTGCCCATGCCATTAAACTATTTTTATCTGATAATGCATCGTCATTAAGAGGAGTTATATCTAAATGTTGTTTATAATGATTTGCACATATAGAACATGGAACAACATTTGCTAAATCATTAAAAAAATTATAATATTTTTCTTTATCATGTTCGGTTGGATTAGTTGGATATCCTAATGTTATATAATGAATAAATTTCCATCCATGAGGTCCCCATATATCTGGTCCAGGCATTAATATTATATATATAATAATTATATATAATAATAATTATTGATTAATTAAATCAATTAAATCCTTCTTTGTTGGTTTTGAAATATTGATATTTTTATTTAATTTTTTACATAAATCAATTAATTCATCTTTCTTCATTTTGTTTAATTGCGTTTTAGCTGGTTTCTCAGTTATTATAAATGTATCTTTAATATTATCTTCATCGTTTATTTCTTCATTAAGTTCATTGATATTAAATCCTTCAATATCAATGATTTCTTTAAAGTTATCATTAATATTTATATTATCTCCGTTCATACGAGTTATATTTTGATTTAATATATTATTTTTTAATATATGTGCTTTGGGTGAACTAAAGCTAAACAACTTTGTATCTTTGCAAATAATTGGCTCCCACCATTCATCATAGTTTGCTAAAAATAATGTCGGTTTCCATGGATTTAAAAAATCTTTATTATATTCCATCATAATTTTATTATTTTTAAAATCAAATATGATTATATTTATATCTAATTTTTTAATAATATCATTTATATCATTGCAGTTATTAATATCATTATTATTTGATAAACAATAATTTATACTAGAAAATAATGAATTATTTGTAGAAAAATTCATCCCAATTCTATAAAAAGTATCATCAAATAATTTACTAAAAAACGGAAAATCCATACTTTTCATTACAATGTTTTGTTGTAGTGAAAAAGTATTAATGGCGGGCATTAAATGTTTAATAATAATGTCATAGGTTAACATTATTAATAAAGATGTTTTACTTTTAAATAGATTATTAAAAAAATAATTAAATTGTCAGTGTCAGTGATGAATTATGTGTTTCACATATATTTAATATAAATAAAAATATATTAGTAAGTATATTTATTTTATTATTATTATATGGTCTAATTAATTCATTTAATTCGCTCCAAGAACACCATCTAATTTCTTCTATTTCATTATTTTTATATATTATATCATTATTATTAATATTATTATTATATAATGCTGTATAAAAGATATGTCTATATTCTTTATCATTTGTTCCAATAAAAATATCATGTATTGGGTCTAAACATGATATAATAGTATAATCATCTGTTGATAAATATGTTTCTTCTTTAAATTCTCTGATAGCACATTTAAGATTTGTTTCATTTAAATTTTTTCTTCCTTTAGGTATTTCCCATTCAGTAGAATTATATTCAGATTTAATATTATCTAATATTCCTAAATTTTTTAAATAATTAAATTTTATTTTAGATAATTTCATTTCTTCTAAATATTTTTTTTTAAATGCATTTTTTAACCATAATTCACTCCATAAAATATTAAAGTCTTTATTTTTTATCATATTTATTTCATTAGAACTCATATAACTACACATTTTATTTATATTATCTATGTCATTTATATTATACTTACCTCTTATAAAATCAATATAGTTCAAAGAATTTCTTCTATTAACTAATAAAAATTTAATAGAATCATTATATTTATTAAATTTATGAATATTATTCATAATAATATTATTTAAATTATAATAAGATATTTTTTGTAAGTTTTTAATAAAAGTATTATAAAGTACATTATCTAATTTTATACATACTATTCCAATTGATGACATTGGTTCAGAACAATTTTTATTAGTATGATTTTGTTTACCGCAATTTGTACATTCATATAACATATCTAATTTAAATAAGATATATTTTTTAAATAATTATATTATTTCTTTATTTTTATTAATACCATACATAAAATAAATATAATAAATAATAATAAAATAAATCTAATTAAAGCAACTATAAATGCACCTATTTTAAATGTAATACCGTTCGTTTTAATGGTATAATTTGATATTCTATTAATATCAGGCATATTATCATTATTTCCATCTCTATCTATTACTGGCATTATAATATCATTTATAAAACTAAAAACTAATTGATTAACAAATGTAGATAATACCGCAATAGTTATGCCAAACATTACACTATTTTTCATGACAATTTCTGTAAATTCAGATAAATTCATTATTATAATATTATATATAATATTATTATAATATTATAATATATAATATTATAATAATGGATTTAGATTTAGTATCTCTAATAGATAAAGCATTAAATTATTATGATCAACATAATATAGAATATGACAAATATATAAAAACAGATAATATTCAATTAGAAAGAGAAAAGAATATAATAAAATTTACTGATACTAATACTGAATTTAAGTATGAATTATTAGGTATATTTGATAATACAACAAATATATGGATGTGGGCATGGTTAGTTCCTGAATTCATGTTTAATGAAACTAATATAGTGAGAAAATTATTAAATTATGGATTGAAAATAAGCCCTACTTCTAATAATAAATTAAATAATGAAAAATTATATTTAAAAACTCAAATGGTTAATGGAAGATTTTTATTATATGATAATTTTCAATTGGATTTACATTTAGCAATCTCTAGCTATTTAGCAAAAGATAATATTAAATTTATATATTATAAAAAAAAATATTTAAATAAAGAGAAAACTAAATTTATTACTGTATATTATTTAATTTATTAATTATTTTCTGATTTAATTTAATGATTCATGATATTATTAATATAATATTATTGTTAATTTTATTATACTACTTTATTATATATATTAATAATAATAATGAAAAGTTTAATGTATCAAATTTTAATACTGATAAAATAATGAATTTATTGAAAGATATGTTTTTAAAAAAAAGAGATGAAAATGTTGTATATAATCCATTAGTTGCACCAGAACAAAGAGTTGAAAGTCGTCAGTATCCAGATCCTAATAATAATATATTCTTCGAAAAAACACGTGGAGAACCAGATGATTATCAATTAGTAGGTTTATTATATAATACTGAAGTTAATAAAAATTATCAATTGTATGGGAGACGTGTTTATCCGGGTTCATATGAATGGGAATATTATATTAGAGGTAAGGATGCGGGTGGATTAGATATTAAATTTCCAATTCAATTAAATAATAAAGAAGAAATTAGAGATGGTATTCAATTAACAATACCTATTGATAAGAATATATTCACTGTATCTATTTATAATTATAATTTGCCTAGATATAATCCATTTCCTAATTATTAATAAAAATTGATAGGGCGCAAGATATTTTAACAAAGTTAAAATATATGGCATCTCCTATTAAAAGTTATAAATAAAAATTGATAGGGCGCAAGATATTTTAACTTTGTTAAAATATCTGGCATCTCCTATTAAAAGTTATAAATAAAAATTGATATATATAATTTATAATTAATAAACAATATATAATTAATGGCATTACTAAACGATATTAGAAATATTATTAAGCCTATTAATATTGATTATAAGACATTTAATGATAATCTTGATAGTACATTAGAAAATCTTATTATTTATAATAATAAGATTTATAATAGTTTTGTATTTAATCATATTATATATAATTCAAATTATGAATCAAATAATTCTGAATTCAAAGATAAATTAATAATGATTCTTAAAAAACATATTAATACTACTATTAAACAACAAAGAATACATTTTAGAAATTTAAATAAAAATAATAAATTAAATATTAATGATTTTAATGAATATTTTTCTAAAATGTATGCTCTTATTTCTAAATTGAATGGTATGTTTCAACATATTATTCCTAATAATATTACTAATACTAATAAATATAAATGGGGTCACAATATTCTATGGGATTATACTATTAATGGTATTAATGGTATTATATTAGAAGATATTATTTTTAAATATGCTATTATTAATAATATTACAAATAATGAACCTACCGATAAAAACCTACATATGTTCAAATTAAATAATTATATGAATATATTTAGTAGTTACATTAATAATAATGCATTTTATAATAATTTTGTAAATTATATTGATACAGCAATTGTTGATTATATTGATGTTAAAAATAGTATATTTATTAATAATATTGAATTACTTCAATCAACTAATAATATTAATAATGATATTATTGATATTAATATTTTTAAGAAATTATATAAATATTATATGGATTATTATTCAAATTATTATTATATTTCAAAAAATTATCAATTTATTAAATTAAAAGAATATATTACTAATCATATTAAAAAAATATTTGAAAGCAATGATATTATATTCATTAAAAATTTCATTTCTACTTATAAAAATGAGTTTATCTCATTAATAAAACATATTGATATTAATTATGTTTTATTAAGTTGTTCTCCTACTGATATTAATACTTATATTTCATATTATGATACACTTTATGAAATATCAAAAAAAAGTAATCTTAGTGAAATAGTTATTGGATGTATTGAACAAAATATTGATACATATTTTAATTCATTTGAAAAAATTATGCATTTAGCTGATTTAATTAATACAGATATTATTAATAAACAACTTAATCCATTTTATTATGTATTAGGTAGTATGATTAAAAATAGAGATGATTTTATTATGGCTATCTGTCAGAAGATGATGGAGAGAATTATTTATACAGATTATATGTTAAATATAGAATCAGAACATAGAGAATGTCTTGAAACAGTGTTCAGTGATAAAAAACATCTGTTAAAATATAATATTATTCAAAATGATTATATTGCATCCATGAATTTTATATCTGACAAAATGAAATTTATTATTACTTCATTAGATGCATGGAAAATTAATCATTCGACAGGATATTCTGATACTATTATTAATACTGAAGAATTTACAACTTTGTTATGTAATTCATTATTTAAATATAATCAAATGTATATTACTAAAAATATTCAAAAGAAATTAATTGTTTATTCTCATTTGGGTTGTGTTGATATTGAAATAAATAAACAAAAAATTAGTGTCTTACCTGCTCATATGTTCTGTTTAGAATTATTTGTTGATTTTGATACTAACTTATCATATGATATTGTATTTAATAAGGTTAAACAAAACATGAGTAATTATAGTGATGATTTTATTAAACAAATAATTGATTCACTTTGTAATGATATTCTTATTAAAAATGATAATATATTAAGAGTAAGAACATTAATTAATGGACCTATAAATATGATTGATATCTTTCATAATAATAATAAAAATAAAAATATTATTATTAAAAAAATGAAGGAAGAATTATGTAATGATAAGATTGATATTATTACTGCTAATATTAATCATCATGTTAAAAAATATGAAGAAATTAATATTGATGTTCTCTATGAAATAATTATTAATAGTATTACTGTATTTGAAATGAATAAAGATATATTTATGAAAGCTATTAATAGAATGATTAAAAATGATTATATTCAATTAAATGATAATAAAGTTAAAAAATATATTTTTGAATAATAATATGTTTATTTATACAAAGTTCAAAGAACTTTGTATAAATAAAAATTGATATTAATTTAATTTATAATATAATGTTTATGTATTAATGAATAATCCCTTTCTTACAAGTGATACTATTACATATTATGATGAGAAGATTAATGAAGAGGTTGTTATTAATATTTTAAACATTTCTAAATATTTTAAGCATATATATTGTCTATGTCCATTAAATAAACTAGATTTTATAAATATGGAAATATTTATGAATAAAACAATTAATAAAGATATTTTAGATAATACTATTAGTAAAATGGTATTATATAAAACTAATATCAGTATTCTTAAAAATAGTATTCATTATGGTAATATTATATATTGTGATAAAGAATATATTAATAATGCTAATTTATTTGGTTATGAGTTAGATGATAATGTATTAATTCTTCCAATTTATAATATTTCATTTTTAGATTTACAAAAATATATTGATAATATTAATGGCCAAATTACTTTTAATAATTTATATGATATATTGATTATTAATAATTATTTTGGTGATAATATTAAAAGTGAATCAGCTAAATTGAAAATTAATGGTATTATTAATAATTTAGAAGAAAGTAAATATTGGGAATTATCTTATAATTGCTTACCAAATATTACTAAATTATTTGACACTAGAAAGTTTAATTTTAGCATTATTAGAAATCCAACAAATAATATTCTAATTCATAAATTAGAACATTCTCCAATTAAAGAAAATTACATTGACCAAATCTTTAATCGGAAAAATTATGTAGACCCATCAGAAATTATTAATAAAAAAGGATATAAATTATATTGGAAAGTATGGAATAGTGATTATAGTAATGATAGTATCAATAAATTATTTGATAATCTTGATGATACACAAAAATATTTTCTATTTAGTAATTTATGTGTCTCTAAAAAATATTGTCATCTTGTTATTAATAATGAATATATTATTAACATGATGACTCCTACAATTCATAAATATATTAATTTGTATAATTATTTATTTGGATATGCATGGGTAAGATTTTATTTTGAAGAAACTATTAATCGTTTCAAAGTTAAAACAACTGATATGTATATTTTTGATATTAATACAGCATCTAAATTACCCGTGTTTTATTTCAATCACGATACTCCTCATAAAAATCCTTATTGTCCTATCTTAGTCGCAAATAAAAGTTTGAACGCAGAATTTAATGTATGTGGTATTAATAATAATACTGAGAATAATATTGATAATAGAATTTGTAATTTAGAAGAGTTTAAAGAAAAAATGAATATTTTTATTAGCAATAATAAAAATATTGATTTGTTAAGTAATATTAATTTTAAGGAATTAAAAATTGCAATTACTGGTAGTATTATGACAGCATGTGCTCAATATAAACATCCATTAACATATGTATTTAATGAAACAACTCCATATGATATTAATACTGATATTGCTACTAAAAGATATTTCAACGAATATTATTATGACTCAGATATTGATGTTATGGTAATGAGTAAAACTATTTTTGAATTCTTAGATATTACTAGACAATTTCATGAAAATATTATGCTTAATTGCTGTCATTATTTGAATGCAGAACCTCATCATATTAACTATAATTTATTAAGAATATCTTATTTATTTGTAACAAGTGAATTTATTAAAGAGTATATTTGCACAAAAACAATTACTTATGAGGTAATTATTAAAAGTCTTGATCTTAAACCAATTATTAATATATTTGTCCCATTTGCTAAAAAAATGCATAAACTTGAATGTCAGAAAAAATTAGAAAATCTATCTGAAAAAGATAAATTAGGTTTAATGAATAAATATCCTGAAATATTTGTATTTGATGAAAATAATTTAGTTATTAAATTAAAAGATAGTAAGGGTACCACTACTATGATTAATCCCCCTTCATCACCTGCTGAATATTCACAAGAAGAAATTGAAATGATACTTAATAGCAATAATAATTTAGATGAAGAAAAAATTAATATTACTATTCCAATGACTGATGGATTAGGATATTGTGATAATTTTAAAGTTAAAATAAATAGTCCGCATTTAAATCATGATTTTGAATTATTTCCAATTTTTAAAGATGATTTTATGTGCACTGTTGCTAATTTTCATATGCCATGTGTTAGAGCTTATTATAATGGTGAAAATGTTTATATGACACCCTCATTTATTTCAGCTCATATGACATTTATGAATATTGATTATAAATATTTTGCTGGTAGTAAGGACCCAATTAGTATTATTAATAAATATCGTATGAGAGGATTTGGTTGCTGGCTTAATAAGACTGAATTGGAAACTTATATTAAATATAATTATGAAATGCCTTTTTGGAATAATCTTTTTCAAATTAATCCATTAAATAAAAAAAGTTATAGTAAATGTTTTGGTAAATTACCAATTACATCCAGAATGTTTCAACCAAGAAAGATTAATGATGTATTAATTAAAACAACTTGTGTTAATTATGAAAAATTACTACCAATTGGAAACTATATATTATATTCTTCTAGAACATTAACTGAACATGAATATAATATTAAACGATTTAATTCTAATAATCCTATTAATATTAATTATATTAATGGTGATACTGGTTATATTGAACCATTGCAGAGAAATATAATTAATACTATGTTTGATAAAATTAATTCAAAATCATCTAATGAATTAGTTGAACCTATTCCTCAAGTTGTACCTCAACCTATAAATAATATCCAAGTTAATCAAATGCAATTTGGATGGATGGCAACAGTAGAAACTCAAGGAACATTACAAGCACAAGAAGCATTACAAGTGCAAGTAGCATTAGAAGAAGCAGTAAATCAAGCAATAGTGCAAGCACAAGCAGCAGCGGATGCTCAAGTGGTTGCTCAAGTAGCACAAGCGCAAGCAGCTGTTGCTATTGCTCAAGCTGCAGCTGCAGCGCAAATAGCACAAGCAGCACAAGCTGAAGCAGCAGACGCAGCACAAGCTGCAGCAGCAGACGCAGCACAAGCTGCAGCAGCAGACGCAGCACAAGCTGCAGCAGCAGACGCAGCACAAGCTGCAGCAGCAGACGCAGCACAAGCTGCAGCAGCAGAAGCAGATAATGAATAAATAAATATTGATTTTTAAAATACTTGATTTCATTTAAACTAATATTATAATAATAAAATAATGTCAATCCAACTAGATAAAGAAATAATTCAAACAATGAAAGATAAATTGTTTAAATATTTTGAAGATGAAACACTTGATAGAGTTATGGAAGGATTAAATGAATTTGCATTTAAATATATTGAAACAAATGATTGTACTTTTTTAATAAATGATATTTTTATTAATAAAGTTGATGAATTAATAAAAATAATGGAAGAATCTGAATATTTAGGAGAAATGATAACTACTGGTCATATATTACCAGAAGAAATTGCCTATATGAAACCGCATGAATTATGTCCTGAAAGATATAAAGCAATTGTTGAAAAGAAAGCATATGAACATAACCAAAAGAAAAATAAAGGCAGTAATATATTTTCATGCAAAAAATGTAAACAAAGTAATTGTGAAGTAACACAAAAACAAACAAGATCAGCGGATGAACCAGCTACTACTTTTGTAAAATGTTTAGAATGTGGGTTTAATTTTAGATTTTAATTTGTTTAATATTTTTAATGTTAATACCATTTTTATTAATTTGCGAATTTATATTATTATATTTATTTTTAGAAAGTTTATATTATATTAATTATAATTTAATATTAGAAGATGAATTAATTGGATTAGAAATAGAACATATAGTTGATAATAAGATAAATAAAATAAATGATATATTATACTCACCGCATACAGATAACAAATATTATAATATAAAATATATTGGTTCTAACAATAATATATCAAATACATATTTATTTGATAAAAATAATAAAAGTTCATTTAATAATATAATAAAAATAGTCAATTCTTATAAATATTCAGAGAATATATTAAATATTATAAATAATTTAGACAAAAAATTAATATTAAATGAAATTAGTATTAAGAATGCATATATTATTAATATAAATAATAATTATTATTATGATAATTATTCATGTAATTTTTTATGTTTTATTAATTTGATTAAATATTTTTTTTGCACTCATTTTTGGACTTAATTTAATCTTATAAGTTGTTTCAATATATTTAATTGAATTATGATTATTATTTTGATTTTCATATTCATTAATTTTATCAATAATACTTGGTTTATTATGATTAATTGCATAATCTATGAACATTTTAAAATCTTCATGAATTATATAAATTTCAACCATACTAAATAATATTTCAGTTTCTTTATCAGATGTTGAACATTTATTTGTTAAAATATTATATATATCTAATAATAAAAAAACAATATTAATATATTTAACATCACACATATCAAATCTTCTATTACTAATTATATTCCATCTTTTGATATTTGATATTAAAATACCTATATGATAATGAGCATTATATCTTAATAAATCAATTGCATATAATGACATATAATCTCTTATATTAGTTTCAATAGATTGATAATCTTTATTTTTTTGAAGTTTATTTAAAGTATCACTCCAAAAAATAATTGGCCGTGAATTATAAGTAGTTGTATATTGATTATAAAAATTTAACATACTTGTTTTAAATGCAAGCCAAAATTCTTCAATATGGTGATCAGGATTCATTATATAAAATATATTATAAATATATTTTATATATTTATATAATAATATGATTAATAAAAAAATAAGAGATGAAGTTTTTAATAAATTTAATAAATTATTTGGTCCAAAAATTTCTAAAGATATAGAAGAATCAATATATAAATTTAGTATTGATTATGCTGAAAGTAATAATACGCCTTTTTTATTAGAAAATATATATATAAGTAAAACAGATGAAATATATTGTTTATTAAATAATAATTTACAGATAACTATTAAAGCAATTAATGATAAAAAAATAGATCCTAAAAATATAGCAACAATTAGAACAAATGAATTGAATTTATTATTAGCAAGTAAGCAATATGTAGATATAGTTAAGAAAAGAGAATTAAATATGATGTTAAGTGAAAAAAAAGGGAGCAATGCATTTGAATGTAAAAAATGTAAAAAAAGAAAATGTTCAATAACTGAAAAACAAGTTAGATCAGCCGATGAACCAGCTACTCAATTTATTACATGTTTAGAATGTGGTCATGTTTTTACTATGAACTAACGTTTAATAAATTATATATTATTATATATAATAATGAATAATATAGTAATTATTATAATTGTAGTAATTATAATTATTTTTATATTAACATGTGAAATAAATCGTCTGCAAGGAGATAGAATACTTAGTAAAAAAAAATATTATACATCTGGCATGGGATTATATGCTCCGTATTCTCTTTGGTGTTCATTAAATTCAAGGGGTACTAATATTCCATTTCCAGATATGGAAATGAATTTTCCAAATCATAATATTTTAAAACAAAATTGGGAAAATATTAAAGATGAAGTTATGAGTATTTATAATAGTGGAAATTCTTCACAAATAAAGAATGATATGTATTTTACAAAAATAGCAGATAATGGATGGAAAAAATTTTATATTAAATGGTATGGACCAATAACACCTGAAGCATATAAATTATGTCCAAATACTTGTAAATTAATAGAACAATTACCAGAAGTAAAATTAGCGATGTTTTCAATTTTAGAACCAGGTTCTAAAATTACACCACACACAGGTCCATTTAAAGGATGTATAAGATATCATTTAGGTTTAAAATGTCCAAAAAATGCACATATTACAGTAGATGGTATAAAATATAATTGGAAAAATGGAAAAGATATATTATTTGATGATACTTTTGTACATGAAGTTAATAATGATTCAGATGAATTGAGAATAATATTATTTTGTGATATTGAAAGAAAAATGAGAAATACATTCTCACAAAAAATAAATTCAACAGTTATAAATTATTTGGCACCATTAACAACTAGAATAAATAACTTTCAAGAAAAACAAGTTAAATAATATAATATACTATATTATAATATGTCAAATGGCGCTATATTACAATTAGAATCAAAAAATGAATTTGATGAAATATTATTTACTGATGATATAAATATGTCAGAATTTAAAAATACATATAAAAAAACCACAAATTTTTCAGAAGTTCCTTATAGTTTTTATCCAACAGGAAAAGCATCATGGGGTGATAGAATGGTTTTTAAAATTAATAAAGTTGGTGATTTAATGACTAATATGTATGTAGCAATTGAATTACCTGAAATGAATGTAACACAAATTATTGGAAAAACAGAAAATATAGTTACTTCAAACTATAGAGTAAAATGGCAGGATTATATAGGCTATACTATTATTGAAAAAGCAACATTGAGAATTGGGGGGCAAATTATTCAAGAAATGACAGGTGAATATATGATGTGTTATACTGATTTATATGATAATACATGGATTACATCTGCATTATGTGGACAAGATGCTAATATTGTATCACCTCAATTACAAATATTTAAACAATATATTTATGTTCCTTTAAGATTTTTTAATTGTGGTAATTATAATTCAGCATTACCCGTTAATGCTTTAAGATATCATGAAATCGAAGTTGAAATTAAATTAAAAAGTTGGGATTCTGTATATCTCGTATTAAATCAATTAACTGATGTTAAAAATGCAAATCCTCTTAAAAATGATCCAGATTCTTATAAATATGCGCACACTATTGAAAAATTACCACAATTAGAATTTAATAATATTAGATTAGATTGTAATTTCGTATTTTTAGAAAGTAGTGAAAGAGAATATCTTCTTAATAATAAATTAGATATTTTAATTACTCAAGTTCAAATGACAGAACAAACATGTGCAAAACAAGAAACTGTTTATTTAAATTTTAGTAATCCAATTAAAGAATTCTACTTTTTATTATCAAAAAATGAATATAGTAATGAAAGTTTTTGTTATAGCGGTAAACCTCAATTTATACCATATAGAGAATTACCTGATCCACCTGAATTTACTAAAGCTTTATGGAATCAAATACCTGAAAAAGATTTATTAGCAGAAGCAAGTTTTCAATTCAATAATGTTGATAGAATTCCTTATAAGGATTATAAATATTGGTTTAGTGTTCAAAATTATGAAACATTTAAAACTAGACCATATCATCAAATATATCTTTATAGTTTCGGTTTAACAAATAAAAAAATGAATGTAGGTAGTTGTAATTTCTCTGAGTTTGAAAGTGTTGCATTAAATATTAGACTAGCAGGTTCAGATATTCGTCAATACCATATTTTAGAGAACGATTATACTATAGAATTAGGACCAGAAACTGGTGGCGGTTCTAGCACACGAATAGTAGTTTTTGGAGTTAGTTATAATGTATTGCAAATAGAAGATGGAATGGCGCAATTACAATTTAGTATGTAAAAAATACTAAGTATTTTTTATCTACCAAATTCTTATTTTTAATTACAATTTAGTATGTAATATTAGCTAATAAATTCTATGTAAATTATAAATTATAAAGTATAAAAAATCATAAAAATTGATATTTAATATTCAAAGGCTTAAATATTAAATATTATAATATAATAATGTGGATTGAAATTTGTTTTTTAGAAATTACTGGAAATACAAATATTAGTAATATTACAAAAATATTATCTGATTATCGGGGTAAAATGAAATTATTTAATAATAAACAAGATACTTATACAATGGATTCTATATTTAATATTATAATTCATTATTATTTTCATACAAAAAATAATCCTGAAAAATTTATAAATATTGATGATAAAAATATTCTTAGTATTAATACTGATTTAATTAGTAAATATAAAACTGAACCTATATTTAATGCTATTTGTAGTATTATTGTTAGAAATAATAGTGTATTAAATATTCCTAATATTGAACAATTAAGTATTCCATCAAAGTGTAATATAGATGCAATCAATAGTATATTTACTATTGAAAAGACTAATAATTTCGGCATTCAATTATTTGATTATCAAAAAAAAACTATTATGAGAATGATAGAAATAGAAAATAATATTAATATGGAATTTAATAGAACTATGGAACTTAATATGGGTAGTGATGATAGTATAGTATGGGACCCGCATTATGATACTATTAATATTAATAATAATAATAATATTACTAAAATTACTTCATATGGTGGTATATTATCTGATACTATGGGATTAGGTAAAACAATAACAACCATTGGATTACTACATTATGGTAAAACTATACCTAAAGAAGAGATTATTACAAATAAAATTTATAGTAAGGCAACATTGATTATTGTGCCTGCTCATTTATCTAAACAATGGGTTGACGAATATATAAAAGTTCATAAAACAAATAAAAAAATTGTAGTTATATTAACAAAAGTGCATCATGATAAATTAACTTATAAAGAAATAATAGAAGCCGATATTATTATTGTTACTATTCAATTCTTATTAAATATTAAAAATTATTGTGCTATTAATTATAAAGGAAATATTTATGATATCAAAGATAGAAATGAACAAATTAATGATTATTATAATAAAATTATAAAAACAGATTATAATGGATTGACCAATCCATTATTTGAATATTTTCATTTTAATAGAGTTATAATTGATGAAGGACATGAAATTATGGAACAAGTATCATTAACATTTAGACAAATTAATTATATTAATATATTATTAGACAATATTACATCAAAATATAAATGGTATATATCTGGAACACCATTTACTACTTTTACTGGATTAAAAAATGTATCTCATTTTTTAGGTGTTAAATTTATTGTTAATAATGAGATAATGAAACCAATTAATGATGCATCATCAAGATATTTTGATAGTTTTTATATTAATGATAATGCATTTAATAATATTTATAATTATATGAGTACTGATACTATTATTGAAAAATTTCTTAATTGTATAATGATTAGACATCTTAAGAAAGATGTTGAAGATAGCATTAAATTATTAGGATATGAAGAACAAATTGAATGGGTTGAATTAACCCAATCAGAAACGAGTATTTATAAGAGTAATATACCTAATAAACAAAATATAACTATATCAGATAGAATAAAATTACAACAAATATGTTGTCATCCATTAATTGCTGAATCATATAAAAAAATAGTAGGAAATGACCCTATATCATTAGAAAATGTTCAAGATAAATTAATTGAACATCATACTAATAATATAGAAAAATATACTAAAAAAATAGAAAAATTAGATAGAACAAATCAAGCTTATAGTATGTTATTATCAAAATATAAATCAATTATATCTGAATCTAAATTTGTTTTGGGCACATTACAAAAAATTAATGAAAAAATGGAATTTGATGAAGAAGAAAATTGTATTATTTGTTATGAAGTAATGAATCAACCTATATTAACTCCATGTGGTCATATGTTTTGTAATACATGTATTCAATTATGTCTTAATATGAAACCAGAATGTCCAATGTGTAAAGGCCCTATATCTAGTGATAAATTAATTGATGTTAAAAAGAACTTAGTTAAACAAAAAGTTAATCAATCAATAAATCCGTTAATTCTAAAATATGGAACAAAATTAGGTAAATTAATTCAAATTACAAGATTATTGTTAAGTCAAGATGCTCGTATTATTATATTTTCCCAATGGGATAATATGTTAACATTAATTGGGAAAAGTATGTTAGAAAATGGTATTGATTGCTCATTTATATCTGGTAATGTTTATAAAAAAAATAAAGCTATTAATAAATTTAAAATGGGTAATAATAACAGTGTTATATTATTATCATTAGCAAAATCAGCATCTGGAACTAATTTAACTGAAGCGACACATATTATTATTGTAGAACCTATTGATAATACAAAAGAAAATATTAAGGCAATTGAAGGTCAGGCTATTGGTAGAGCAGTAAGATTAGGTCAAAAACAAGTTATTAAAGTAATTAGAATATTATGTAAGAATACAATTGAAGAAGAAATTTATAATACAAGTTATATTGGAAATGAATAATATAATATAATATATTATATTATAATGAACAATAAAAAAAAATATAATTGTTATCCAAAAAATAAATTTGCAGATATTTGTATTAAAGATAAAGATGGTCAGTATAAGTCAAAAGATTCATGTATTAATGATTGTGAAAATAAATATATTGATAATGAATTAATGAAAATAAATATAAAACATGAATCACAAAAATTTTATTTATTTATTAAAGATATTATAGTTAATGAAAAAATAGATGTTTATTTAAAAGGCGGTAATGTATTAGGCTTAAAAATTCTAAAAATGATTTATACAAAATATAAACATGATGATGTTAAATTTAAAAAAGTGTTTGATAAGTTTCTTGAATTAGATTTAGTTAAAGATTGGGATTTTAGTGCATTTACTACAAATAATAAAAAAATAACACCTGAATATAGAAAACATCTTGATACAGTTGCTCGTAAATATAATTTAGTTCCACGTGCATCTACTTTTATTTTATATCAAACAAAAACCCCAATATTATTAGAAGATAAAGCATTATTTGAAATATCGATAGTTGATTCTGATAATTATTCTAAATTAGAATTACCATTAACTACTATGAAAATTAAATTTAAACAATATAATTTAAAATATGTTTTTATGTTCTGTAAAAGTTTTTTAGCATATAAACAAAAAGGTGAACCATTTGATTTTAATATAATAAAAAGAATGTTAAATAAAATAGATATAATAGTATATCCATCAAGAAATGGATTATATGATGTGAATATTAATGATAAAGATTTTGATAAAGGTAAATTAAATGATGATATTATTAAATTTATAAAAACATTTGCAGAATATGATAAAAATCTTCCACAATTTTTAGCGACTCATATAGAAGACCCTTTTAGAATATTATATAGATTAATTGAAAAAAATATTAAAAAGAATGATAATATTAAAGCTTTTTTAAATGATGAATTAAATAAATCAAAGATTAATAATCAAACTTGGCTATTTGATTCTGAATTTATTAAAACATCTATTAGATTATTTTGTAAAAAATTAGGAGAAGAATTAAGAAAACAATATATTAATAATGGAATAGACGGAGTTGAAAGTTTCTTATCGGGTGTATCATTTAATAGAATAGAAGGCGATTATAATATGCTCACAGATGAAGGGAAGGAATTGTTAAAATCTATATTTAGTAAATTAATAAATGAAATGACTAAAGATAAAATAAACAAATTGAAAAGCGATTCAAGATTAATTAAATTTATTAAATTTTATAGTTCAAAATAAAAATTGATTGGGATATAGAATTTATTTTATAAATTCTATATACACCAATTAACTTTATGGATTTTAATCTAAGATTAAAATCCATAAAAATTGAAAATTATTATACTTTGAGAAGTATAATAATATAGTTATGACTTTACCAACAGAAGTATGGTTATCTAACATTTTACCTCATATTATAGAATCACCTATTAAAATTTATGAATGGGTTAATATTAATAGATTATTATATATATATGAAAATGGAGATGAAAAAATAATTAAATTACTGATAAAACTTGAAGCTCGGATAGATTGGACCATTTTATCTTACAATCCAAATGCAGTTGATATATTATTGTCAGAAGAAAATTATGAAAAAATTGATTGGGAAATGTTTTCATTAAATACAAATCCAAAAGCAATAGAGTATTTAAAACAAAATCCATCTTTAATTGATTGGGAATATATGTCGTTAAATGATTCAGATGAAGCAATTAATTTGTTAATAAACCAAACGGTTATAAATATTGATATGATTAGGTGGGATTTAATTGCAAGTAATAAAAATCCAAAAGTAATTCAATTAATAAAAGATAATCCAATGTATTTTAAAGGAGATCATTTAGCAGCAAATACACACGATGAAGCCCTTATATTATTAAAGGAAAAATATATGCATAAAATTAATTGGGCTGATTTATCGCAAAATACAAATCCTATTGCAATTCAGATATTAAGAGAAAATATAGAAAATATATATTGGGATTTATTATCATCTAATCCGTCAGGAATAGATTTATTGAGAGAACACGAACATATGATTGATTGGACTGGACTATCACGTAATAGTTCTCCAATTGCAATTCAGATGTTGAAAAATAATTATGAGAAAATTATTTGGTGGAATTTTTCATGTAATGAAAGTGATGATGCAATAGAATTATTAAAAGAAAATTTTGATAGAATAGATTGGTATTCATTATCTGGAAATCCTAACCCACATGCAATTGAACTATTAAAATCAAACTTAGGTTCAAATATAGATAAAATTCATTGGGAAAATATAAAAGCAAATTTTATTATATATGAAATTGACCATGTTGAATGGAGAAAGAAAATTGAAGATTTTTATATTAAATTAAATCTTTAGTAATATTATCCGCAAGTGGAGGTATAAATAGCCATAAAAATTAGATATTGACCTTTGGTCTGATAAAAATTGATTTATTTTAATTAAATAAAATAGTAGGTTATTAATAATGTCCTTTCGTGATTTACCAATAGAATTATATTATACTTATATTTTACCATATGTTGTACGACCACCAATGAAATTATTAGATTGGATTGATATTAATAGACTTGATTGGAATGGTTTATCATCTAATATTAATGCAATAGATCTATTAAAAAATCAAATGATTATAAATACTGAAGATTTAGATTGGTATTTTCTATCAAAGAATCCAGGTGCAATTGAATTATTAATAGCAAATCAAGATAAGATTGATTGGAAAATGTTCTCAATGAATCCACATAAAGATGCTATAAAATTATTAAGATTAAATATAGATAAAATTGATTGGGAATATTTGTCAGAAAACACATCTCCTGATATAATAAGTTTATTAAGAGAAAACCCTGATAAAATAAATTGGGATAGGTTATCCGAAAAACCAAATGCTATCGATCTATTAATAAACCAAAAGGTTATAAATATGGAGAAGATAAATTGGCAATGGTTTACAACTAATCCACATCCAGAAGCAATTAGAATATTAAAAGAGAATCCAGATAAAATTAATTATCATACATTATCGTCCAATTCAAATCCAGAAGCAGTAAAATTATTAAAATCAATAGTAGGATTAGAACCAGATAAAATGGGTTGGTATATGCTATCATTTAATAAAAACATTGAAGCATTGGAATTATTTAAACAAAATGAAGATAAGATTCAATGGCATTTATTGTCATCTAATGAAGGTGCTATACCTATATTAAAGAATCAAATGATTATAAATATGAATATGATTAATTGGCAAAATTTATCCCATAATACAAATCCAGAAGCTATAAGTATATTAAAAGAAAATATGCATATGATAGATTGGAGATGGTTTTCAACAAATCCTAATATTTTTGAAATTGACCATGTTAAATGGAGAAAACAAATAGAAGAGTATTATAATAATCTTTCACAAAGAAAAATTGATTGATTTATACATTAAATAATATAATCATATTATTTAATGTCCTTTAGTGATTTACCAAAAGAATTATATGATACTTATATTTTACCACATGTAGTTAAACCGCCTATGAAATTATTAGATTGGATTGATATTAAAATGCTAGATTGGAGTGCTTTATCAATTAATCCAAATGCAATAGATATTTTGAATGAAAATCCAGATAAGATATATTGGCCTTTTTTATCAGAAAATCCAGCAGCAATGGATATGTTGAAACAAAATATTGATATGATAAATTGGACTTATTTATCAAAAAATCCACATCCTGATGCTATCAAAATGTTAAAAACAAATATAGATATGGCTGACTGGACTTATTTATCAGAAAATCCATCAGCTGTAGAATTATTAATAAACCAAACGGTTATAAATATAAATAAAATAGATTGGGTGTTTTTATCAAAAAATCCTAATCCCGATGCTATTATATTATTAAAAACAATAATGGATCCAACAAATCCTTGGTTTAGATGGGGAGTTTTATCACAAAATCCATCAGCTGTTGAATTATTAAAAGAATATCCTGATAATATTAATTGGGATAGATTATCTGCTAATCCTCATCCAGAAGCAATATTATTATTAAAAAACAATTTTGATAAAATATCATGGCATTATTTATCAGCAAATTCTAATTTTATGGATATAATCAACCTTAGTGTCAAATCACACTTAGGTTCAAATATGGATAAATTGGAACTAATGAATTGGTCTTATTTATCAGAAAATCCAAATGCAATAGATATTTTAAAAGATAATATAGATAATATAAATTGGTGGAAATTTTCAACAAATCCTAATATATTTGAAATAGATCATGTTAAATGGCGAAAGAAGATTGATGATTTTTATTATAAATATATTATGATTTAATTGATTTCGTTGGACATCATAAATAGACATATCAACGCTATCAAACATTATTTCTTATAAGGAAAAATTGATTATTTTATTCATTAAATAATATAATCATATTATTTAATGTCCTTTAGTGATTTACCAAAAGAATTATATGATACTTATATTTTACCTCATGTAGTAAGACCACCAATGAAACTATTAGATTGGATTCCTAATGATTTTTATGATTCTTATTCACGGTTTTTATCAGGAAATTCAAATGCTCTAGATATATTGAAAGAAAAACCGGAAGGTATTTGTTGGATGAGTTTGGCAAATAATAAAAATCCAGATATTATAGATTTTATAAAAGAGAATTTAGATAAAATTGATTGGATATATTTATCATCTAATCAAAATGCTATAGATATATTAATAAACCAAATTGTTATTAATCCAGATAAAATTAATTGGGAACGGCTATCAGCAAATTCAAATGCTATAGATATATTAAAAAAAAATTTAGATAAAATTAATTGGACATTTTTATCAGCAAATACAAATGCTATAGATATATTAAAAAATAATTTAGATAAAGTTGATTGGGGATTTTTATCAGAAAATCCAAATGCTATAGATATATTAATAAACCAAATGGTTATTAATTCAGATAAAATTGAGTGGGATTATTTATCAAGAAATCCAAATGCTATAGATATGTTAAAAAACCAAATGGTTATGAACCCAGATAAAATAAATTGGAAATATTTATCAGGAAATCCAAATGCTATAGATATATTAGAAAATAATTTAGATAAGATTGATTGGAGCTATTTATCAAGAAATCCAAATGCTATAGATATATTAAAAAATAATTTAGATAAAGTTAATTGGAAATGGTTATCAGGAAATAAAAATGCTATAGATATATTAATAAACCAAATGGTTATTAATCCAGATAAAATCAATTGGAGGGAATTATCAGGAAATCCAAATGCGATAGATATGTTAAAAGCAAACTCTCACAGAATTAATTGGGAAAATTTATCCAGTAATCCTAATATATTTGAGATAGATCATGTTAAATGGAGAAAGAAGATTGATGATTTTTATTATAAATATATTATGATTTAATCTTACAAATTCAAATTGATTTATTTATTAATTATTTAATAAAATAGTAGTCTATTAATAATGTCTTTTAGTGATATACCAGAAGAAATAATATATGAGTATATTTTACCTCATGTTGTAAGACCACCAATGAAACTATTAGATTGGATTCCTAATGATTTTTATGATTCTTATTCATGGTTTTTATCAGAGAATCCAAATGCTCTAGATATATTGAAAGAAAAACCGGAAGGTATTCATTGGGGGAGATTTGCAGTTAATAGAAATCCAGATAGTATAGATTTTATAAAAGATAATTTAGATAATTTAGATGAAAATGATTGGGGTAGTTTATCATTTAATCCAAATGCTATAGATATATTAAAAGAGAATTTAGATAAAATTGATTGGATGGCCTTATCAAGAAATGAAAATGCTATAGATATATTAAAAGAGAATTTAGATAAGATAGATTGGGGACAGTTATCAAAAAATGAAAATGCTATAGATATATTAAAAAATAATTTAGATAAAGTTAATTGGGAATATTTATCAGGAAATGAAAATGCTATTGATATATTAAAAAATAATTTAGATAAGGTTAATTGGACATGGTTATCAGGAAATGAAAATGCTATAGATATATTAAAAAATAATCTAGATAAGATTGATTGGAAATGGTTATCAGGAAATAAAAATGCTATAGATATATTAATAAACCAAATGGTTATTAATTCAGATAAGATTGATTGGGACGAGTTATCAGGAAATCCAAATGCTATAGATATATTAATAAACCAAATGGTTATTAATTCAGATAAAGTTAATTGGGAGCGGTTATCAGGAAATATAAATGCTATAGATATATTAAAAAATAATTTAGATAAAGTTAATTGGTATTTTTTATCACTTAATAGGAATGCTATAGATTTATTAGAAAAAGAAATCCAGAATGAAAATAATAGGATTTATTGGGATGATTTATCAAGGAATCGGAATGCACTACATATATTAAAAGCAAACTTAGACAAAATTAATTGGGAAGATTTTTCCAGTAGAGCTGATATATTTGAAATAGAACATGTTAAATGGAGAAAGAAGATTGATGAATATTATCATAAATATATAGAAACAACATAAAACAAACAAAAATTGATTATTTTATTAAATAAAACATTAGGTTATTAATAATAATGTCTTTTAGTGATTTACCAGAAGAAATAATATATGAGTATATTTTACCTCACATTGTTAGACCACCTATGAAACTATTAGATTGGATTCGTAATGATTATTATGATTATTATATATGGTTTTCATCAGATAATATGAATGCTATAGATTTTATAAAAGATATTTTAGATAAAATAAATTGGATAGAGTTATCAGAAAATTCAGACGCTATAGATATATTAAAAAATAATTTAGATAAAATTTATTGGAAACAGTTATCATCTAACCCTAATGCTATAGATATATTAAAAAATAATTTAGATAAAATTTATTGGAAACAGTTATCATCTAACCCTAATGCTATAGATATATTAAAAGAGAATTTAGATGAAATTGATTGGGAACAGTTATCAAGAAATCCAAATGCTATAGATATATTAAAAGAGAATTTAGATAAGATTGATTGGGCACGGTTATCAGAAAATCCAAATGCTATAGATATATTAATAAACCAAATGGTTATTAATTCAGATAAAATTAATTGGAAACATTTATCAAGAAATAGAAATGCTATAGATATATTAAAAAATAATTTAGATAAAGTTAATTGGAAATATTTATCAGGAAATGAAAATGCTATAGATATATTAAAAGATAATTTAGATAAAATTGATTGGTTGTTGTTATCATCTAATACAAATGCTATAGATATATTAAAAAATAATTTAGATAAGATTAATCCGTATTTTTTATCAGCAAATAAAAATGTTATAGATATATTAAAAGAGAACAGAGATATAATTCATTGGATGACTTTAGCATCTAATCCTAATATATTTGAAATAGACCATATTAAATGGAGACAACATATGGAAGAATATTATAATAATAATATACTGTTTAAGAAACCAAAGGTTTGTTAATCTCACAAAGAAAAATTGATTTATTTTTATTAAATAAAATAGTAGGTTATTAATAATGTCCTTTCGTGATATACCAGAAGAATTATGGATAAAAAATATCTTACCACATGTTGTTAGACCACCAATGAAACTATTAGATTGGATTGATATTAATAGACTAAATTGGACTAAGTTATCATCTAATATAAATGCATTTGATTTGTTAAAAGAGAATATACATATGATTAATTGGTCTTATTTAATATGTGATGGTTCAGATGAGTCAATTGAATTATTTTTTAGTAATTTAGATAAAATTAATTGGAGTGAATTATGTACATATACTTTTCCAAAAGCAATAATGGTATTAAAATCAACCTTAGATTCAAATATAGATAAAATTAATTGGTATTATCTATCAATAAATAATAGTGCGGGAGCAATAGAAATATTAAAAAACAATTTAGATAAAATTGATTGGTATCAATTATGTCTTAATACAAATCCAGAAGCAATTGAGATATTAAAAGAACATAAAGATAAAATTCACTGGGATGCATTATCCCAGAATACTTCTCCAGAAGCAATAATGTTATTAGGAGAAAATAAAGAAATGATTAGTTGGACGCATTTATCATCAAATTCTTCAGATGAAGCAATTAAGTTATTAATAAACCAAAAGGTTATAAATATGGACATGATTAATTGGGAGACATTCTCAGGTAATAGTAATCCAGAAGCAATTAAGTTATTAATAAACCAAAAGGTTATAAATAAAGATAAAATTGATTGGTATTATTTATCGGGGAATACTTCACCAGAAGCACTCATGTTATTTGAAGATAATATAGATATGATAGATGGATACACATTATCACAAAATACATCACCTCAAGCAATTAAACTATTAAGAGAAAATCCAGATATGATTGTCTGGAATAAATTATCTGAAAATAGTTCAGCGATTGAATTATTAAAAGAAAATCAAGATATGATTAGATGGGATAGATTATCATATAATATTAATATATTTGAAATTGATTATGTCAAATGGAAAAAGATGATTGAATATTATTATATTCATAATATTTATAAAATCTGAAAAAATTGATTATTTTATTATTTTATTAAATAAAACAGTATTTTATTAATAATGTCTCTTAGTCTTATACCTGAAGATATATATTATGATTATATTTTACCACATATTATAAAACCACCTATGAAATTATTAGATTGGATTGATATTAATAAACTTAGTTGGCATGGATTATCAAGTAATATTAATGCAATAGATTTATTAAATGAATATCCATCTAAAATAAACTGGTATAATCTATCTAGTAATCCATCACCTGAAGCAATTAAACTATTAAAATCAACATTAAGTTCAAATATTAATAAAATTCATTGGCGAAATTTATCAAGTAATGAAAATCCAGATATAATACATTTAATTAAAAAAAATAAGAAAAAATGTCATTGGGATTATCTATCAATGAACTCATCGTCAGGTGCTATTAAATTATTAACACAAAATCCAAATAATATTAATTGGACTTATTTATCTGCAAATCCAGGAGCCATAGAATTATTAAAATCAACCTACGGTTTAACCATAGGTTTGAATATGATGACAAAAATTAATTGGCAATTTTTGTCATCTAATGAATCTGCTGGAGAATTATTAAAAGAAAACCAAGACAAAATTGATTGGAGTGCCTTATCAGCAAATACAAGTAATATTGCGATTGAAATATTACAAAATAATTATGAAAAAATAGATTGGTATTGTTTATCAGGAAATACAAATAAAATGGCTATAGAATTATTAAAATTAAACTTAGATAAAATTGATTGGTATAGATTATCTGCTAATACTTCTGCAATTGATATATTAAAATTAAACTTGGATAAAATTGATTGGGCGAGATTATCTTGTAATATTAATGCTATAGAATTATTAAAACAAAACTTTGATAAAAAGAGATACTATTTTGATTGGAATAGATTATCTGGTAATATTAATGCTATAGAATTATTAAAATTAACTTTTGAATTATATCCTGACAAAATTAATTGGCATCATTTATCAAGTAATCCTAATATATTTGAAATAGACCATGTTAAATGGAGACAACATATGGAAGATTTTTATCATAAATATATAAATAAAAATTGATTTATAATTAAATTAAACCTTTGATTTTATTAATTAATGTCTTTTCATGATATACCACCTGAATTATATTATAATTATATATTACCACATATTATTAAACCACCTATGAAATTATTAGATTGGATTAATGTTGATAAGATTAATTGGGCCTATTTATCAATGAATCCAAATGCTATAGATATATTAATAAACCAAATGGTTATAAACCCAGATAAGATTGCATGGGATTTATTATCATTAAATCCAAATGCTATAGATATATTAAAAAATAATTTAGATAAAATTAATTGGATCAATTTATCAGGAAATGAAAATGCTATAGATATATTAAAAAATAATTTAGATAAGATTTATTGGGAAGAGTTAGCATCAAATCCAAATGCTATAGATATGTTAGAGAAAAAAATTAATGAACTTAATGAGGATGAGATTTTTTATTGGGATGAAGAGGATGAAGAAGATAACTATGATGATGACGATGATGACATTGATTGGGAGGAAAAGTGGGAAAAGATTAATTTGAGATATTTATCAGCTAATATGAATGCTATAAATATATTAAAAGCTAATCCAGATAAAATTCCAATTAATTGGAGGCTCTTGTCAACTAATATAAATGCTATAGATATGTTAAAAGAGAACCCAGATAACATTAATTGGACATATTTATCAGAAAATCCAAATGCTATAGATATGTTAATAAACCAAATGGTTATTAACCCAGATAAAATTAATTGGGAATTTTTATCAGGAAATCCAAATGCTATAGATATATTAAAAGAGAATTTAGATAAAATCAATTGGAGGGAATTATCAGGAAATCCAAATGCTATAGATATATTAAAAAACCAAATAGTTATTAACCCAGATAAAATAGATTGGGGGCAATTATCAGGAAATCCAAATGCTATAGATATATTAAAAAAAGAAAACCAAAATGAAATTAATAGAATTAATTGGAAATGTTTATCAAGAAATACTAATATATTTGAGATCGATTATATTAAATGGAGACAACATATGGAAGATTTTTATCATAAATATATTATGATTTAATTAAAAATTGATTTATCGTTGGACACCCTAAACTAAATAAATCTAAGATTTATTTAGTTTAGATAGGCGTCAACGCAAAAGAAAAATTGATTTATAATTAAATTAAACCTTTGGTTTTATTAATATATATAAATGTCTTATACAAAACCTATAATAAAATGGGTTGGTGGTAAAACACAAATAATTGATAAAATTATGGAAATTTATCCACATGAAATAAATAATTATCATGAATTATTTTTAGGCGGTGGTAGTGTATTAATTGCTTTATTAGAAATGCAAAAAACTAATAGAATAAAAATAAATGGTTCAATTAATGCATATGATATTAATGAAACATTAATAAATATGTATAAAAATATTCAACAAGAACCACGTAAAATAATTGCTTATATCAAAAAATTAATAAAATTTATTAATAGTATAGAAGAAGAAAAAGGAACAAGAAATATAAAACAAATCAAAGATTATAATGATATTAAATCAAAAGAGAGTTTTTATTATTGGCTTAGATATAAATATAATAAATATTCTCAAAATGAAAAGAATAGTTATAAAGGTTCTGCTATTTTTATATTTTTAAATAAAACATGTTTTAGAGGATTATACAGAGAAGGTCCAAATGGTTTTAATGTTCCTTATGGTCATTATAATAATCCAGAAGTACTCAATAAAGAGCATTTAATGACTATATCTGAATTAATTAAAAATGTAAATTTTATTCATTCTGATTTTGAAAAATCATTTGATATTATTAATAATCATATACATAACAATGATTTTGTATATTTGGACCCTCCATATGCACCAGTTAATGATAAATCATTTGTTGATTATAATATAGATGGATTTGATATAAATAAACATAAAAAATTATTTGAATTAATAAAAAATCTCGAAAATAAAAACTGCAAGTTTCTTATGAGTAATGCAGATGTAAGTATGGTTAGGGAAACATTTGAACAATATAATATAATAACTATTTTATGTAAAAGGTCAATTAATAGTAAAAATCCAGAATCTAAAATAAATGAAGTATTAATAAAAAATTTTATTTAAAATTTTTCTTAAAATTATTAATTTAAATAGTTAATTTATTTATCCAATCACATAATTTATCTTGATAATTATCTTCATCCCCGTATAATACTTCTATATTATCTTCTTTCATAATCTTCATCATTATCTTATATTTAATATTATGAACCTTTTGGTTTAATTCTAATTTGTTTTGTAAGAATTTACTCACACAAAAAGCATAAATAATATTAAATTTAAAATTATCATGAATATTAAGCATAAGTTCATATTCACGTTTATTAAATGCACCTGTTTTTAATTTATCTTCTACACTTCCTTCAACATTTTGATTTTTCTTTTCTAATATCTTAAGTGTATAATTATTATGACTATTTATAACCTTTGGTTGTAAATAAGCTTCATCTGGTTGTCTATATGTTATTATATTAAATTCATTAAAACCAAAGGTTATAAATATAATTTAAAACCATTCTTTTTGAAATAAATTATATTAGTATATTCATAATATTCTCCTTTACGTTTTTTTATTTTAATTTCTTTTTTCTCATATTTATATTTATTTAAGAATGGTTCAATTGAAGTTTTTTCTTCAAATGATAAACCATTATAATTTGTTTGTGCACCTCCTGCACCTGTGCCTTTATTAATAATTTTCTTATTTAAGCTCATTAATAATATAATATTTATAATAATATTTATAATATTCAATTTTTATAAAAATGATTTAAAGTTTTTTAATATTAATATTATAATGTCAGTAGCTATCGGTATCGATCTCGGTACAACTTACTCCTGTGTTGGAGTTTATCAAAACGGTAAAGTAGAAATCATTGCCAATGATCAAGGTAATCGCACTACTCCTTCTTATGTCGGTTTTACTGATGTAGAGAGAATTATTGGCGATGGTGCTAAATCAATGGCTGCTATGAACCCAACTAATACTATTTATGATGTCAAACGTTTACTTGGTCGTGAATTTACCGATCCTTGTCTTCAAGAAGATATGAAAAGTTTGCCTTATAAAATTGTTAATGCTGGAGGTAAGCCTAAAGTTGAGGTTGAATTTAAAGGTGAAACTAAATTATTTACACCTGAGGAAATTTCAGCAATGATTTTAGTTAAGATGAAGGAAATTGCGGAAGCTTATCTTGGGCAACCTGTTAAGGATGCAGTTGTTACTGTTCCTGCTTATTTTAATGATGCACAACGTCAAGCAACTAAAGATGCGGGTGCTATTGCTGGTTTGAATGTTTTACGTATTATTAATGAGCCAACTGCTGCTGCTATTGCTTATGGTTTAGATAAAAATAGCAAGGAAGAAAAGAATGTGCTAATTGTAGATTGTGGCGGAGGCACTCACGATTTATCAGTGCTAACAATAGATGATGGTGTATTTGAAGTAAAGAGCACGGCAGGAGATTCCCATCTTGGTGGTTCTGATATTGATAATTATTTAGTACAATATTTAGCTGAAGAATTTAAGAAGAAGAACAAGAAGGACCTGTTTGATAATAAAAAAGCAATTAGTCGTCTTAAGACAGCAGCGGAGAGAGCGAAACGAACATTATCGTCATCAACATCGGCGACTATTGAAATTGATGCTTTAATGGACGGTATTGATTTTTATACAACAATTACTCGGGCAAAATTAGAGAATTTGTGCTCAGCATTTTTTAAGCGTTGTTTAGACCCACTTGATACAGTTTTAAGTGATGCAAAGATGAGCAAGAGTGATATTCATGATGTAGTTCTTGTTGGTGGGACAACTCGTGTACCCAAGATTCAAGAAATGCTGTCTGCTTATTTCAATGGTAAAGAATTATGCCGTAATATTAATCCTGATGAAGCTGTAGCATATGGCGCTGCTGTTCAAGCAGCTATTTTATCTGGTGTTAAGGATGAAACAACTAATAGTATGATTCTTTTAGATGTTACCCCTTTATCTCTTGGTGTTGAAACAGCTGGTGGTATGATGACTGTGCTTATTCCACGTGGCACAGTTGTTCCTACTAAGAAGACACAAACATTCAGCACTGCAAGTGATAATCAGCCAGGTGTTACAATTCAAGTATTTGAAGGTGAACGTAGTCAGACACGTAATAATAATAAATTAGGTGAATTTACAATGTCAGGTCTTCCTCCTATGCCACGTGGTATGCCACAAATTGAAATTACTTATGAATTAGATGCTAATAATATTCTTAGTGTTTCGGCAGTTGAGAAAAGCTCTGGCAAGTCTGAAAAGATTACCATTAAGAATGAATCTAATAGATTGAGCAAAGAAGATATTGAAAGAATGGTTGCTGAAGCTGAAAAATATAAGGATGAAGATAATTTGATTAAGGAAAAAATAGAGGCTAAAAATAAGTTAGAAGGTTATTGTTTGTCAGTTCGTAGTAGTATGATTGAAGATGCTAAGATGAAGACTGCACTTGGAGCTGATGCTGAAGTTGTTGAAAATACAATTAAGGATGCATTAACATGGATGGAAGATGAACACACTAAAGAAGAGTATGATACCAAACATAAAGAAGTTGAAGGCATTTTAATGCCAATTATTCAAAAAGCTTACCAAGCTAATATGCCATCACAACCTGATGCAGTACCATCAACTCCAACTACGGGGGTTAGTGCTGAAGAAGTAGATTAATATAATCTAAGATTAATATTATAATTATAATTATTATCTCTAATAATTATAATTATGTCAAATTGGAATGAAATTAAAAATAATATAGCCGAGTTAAATAATATGACAAAACAATCTCCTAAAGATAATAAACCATTAGATAATGAATTTATAATGTGTTTATTCTGTAATAAAATAAATTTAAAATATAGATATAAACCTTATTATGAAGTTCCTTTTATGGAGTATACCACAAGAATGTTTGATACACTTAGTAATGAAAATAAAAACTTTTTTATTGAAGCAAGTAAAGACAATATGATTAATACATATATTAATTCAATAAAAAATGTATTAATAACACAAATAGATATATTTAATAGAAGTGAAAAAATAAATAGTAGTATCAATAAAGATTTTAATATTGATATTAATTTATTATTAATATCTGCTATTGATAATTTAACTATACAAAAATATAAAAAATTAAGTGAGTTTCTTTATGATATAGATATAAAATATTTAGAAATGGCAAAAGAGAGTATTATTAATTCAAATAAAAATAAACCACTTGATGTAATGATTTTTGGTATAATTATGCCTGAACATTTTTCAAATATTAATAATGTTAATCAATCATATATAAATATTTTCTTAATTATAATTATTATATTATTATTAATTTATTTATTTATGAAAAAGCCTCTTGATTAGATTTATTATTCTTTTTTTTAATATTATTTTTTAAATTATATCTTTCTTCTGCTAAAAAAACTAATGCTAATACTATATCCCATATATTTTCTTTTGATTCTTTATCCATTTTATTATAAATTTGTTTCATGCAAATAAAATCTTCTATATAATTAGAATAATCACTGTCAATATCTTTATTTATAAAAAATGTTTCATCTTTATCCAATATTCTATTTTTAAATGGTAAAATTTTTAATATAAACATATCAATTGCATATATTTTATTAACTTTATGCATTAATTTATATTTATATAAATATGTTTTACCAACTAAATCAGTCGTTTGGGTTAAAAAATCAATAGATATTTCATTAAATTTTTTTATAATATCATTCATTATATATATTAGTATGGATTATTTTAAATCAATATTATAATTTTAGATATAAATTTTTATAAATTTATCTTCTTATATTTCATAATAACTAAATGTTTATTATATACACCAATTAATAAAAATTAATGCGTAATTATATAAAACAGATTAACTTTCTAATATAATCATGGGAAAAATTGAATAATCGTAGTGCGTTATAAAAATATAGCAAAGCTATATTTTTATATAAACGCCTACGTGATATAATTAGTATGTTATAAAAATTGAATAATCGTAGTGCGTTATAAAAATATAGCAAAGCTATATTTTTATATAAACGCCTACGTGATATAATTAGTATGTTATAAGTTATATTTGCTTTGCAAATATAACTTATAACATAAAAATTGAATAATAAATCCATTATAACTATAGATTTTATTAGTATGTCCTCATATCATGATGATAATAATATTAAATGTATTTGGTGCAGATCTTATTATGGAATGGAGTTAAATAAACAAGGTTATAAAATTTTAGAAATTTATCCTTGTAAATTTAATGAAAAATGCAATGGTGCCCATAGTTATGATGAGATTGTTGAAAAACATAGTATAAAAAAATGGAAACAATCTGATAAAAGTCATATTAATATTTTAGAATTGAAAGACAAAGTTGTTGAAATTCTTGAAAAAAATAAAGAAATGGTTCAAAATATAAAATATCGTGCAAAAATTATAAATCTTCATACTTTACGAATTGATGAATTATTTGCTTTTTGGTATGAACTTTTTTATTATCACCATCGTATTTCTAAAGAACTTCCTACTAAAAAAGCATGGACTAACACAAAAAGTAAACCTGCACCTATTGAAGGTTTTAATTATAAAGACGATGTTCCTAATTTTTATATTGAAGATGATGATTTATGGGCTATTGAAAGAATGATGCATTTGTGTCCTAAATTTATGTCACTTGATAAAACAGTTCGAGTATCAGTTAAAAATATTTGTGTGGGCGATATCAATTGTAAAGAAGGGGCACATGATATAAATGATTTAATTTGCATTGATAATTTAATTACAGGTAATTGTAAATGTGAAAAACTTGAGATTTTTAATACACATAAACAAAAATTGATTGATGAGATTAATAATATTAATAGTCATTTGAATAGTGATACAGATGATGATGGATTTATTATCAATATGACAAAAAAGAAAAAGGAAGAATTTATTATTACTATTAAAAGAATTATTAATATTAAGCAACAGGAACTTAATAATATTAAAAGAATGGTTCATCTTACAGAGAAAGGATTTATTCCATTGAATGTTTTGACTGAAACAAAAAAACAAAATAATCCTAAACCTTCTGAGGAACCTCAAGTTAAAAAGACTAATAAAATTGTTAAACCCAAATTTTAATTTATTTAAAATGATTCTATCTAAATTATATATTTATCTTTAATTTCATTTACTATTTGTAAAAGTTGAATGTTTCTTGGCACCAAACGGTACCGTGTTGTGCCAATCTTAAGCCCCTGGGGCTTAAGATTTACATGTCGACGCTAATGAAAAGTGCTTAATATAACCTTCGGTTGAGGGGACCCAACCGAAGGTTATATTAAGCACTTTACGGCACCAGATGGTAACTATTATAGATAATAATCTATAGATAATAATCTATAGATTATTATCTATAGATTATTATATGTTAACAACTGAAGAAATTATATTTATAATAATTATCACATCAATTATTATATTATTATATTTAAATAAAAAAAAATTATTTAATAAATTTGAAAATAATACTGGTCAAATACCAACTACATCTCAATCAGAATTAGATGAGAATGGATTTGTTAAAAATGAATTAAATCCATCATATTGGTATAATTACGCGCCATCTGAAATTAGATCAAAATGTTTTGCATGTGATGCAACAAGTAATTATCAACATCCTTCTAATTGTATTGATTGTGAAATGAAAGGAGGTAGACCTATTGACAAATTATTTAATAAAGTATTAACTAGATAAATTCTTTTTCTATATTTATTTATATACAAAATGTGTTATAAATTCATTCTTATTAATTTTTTTATTGGATTTATGTCTGATTTAGTATTAAATATACTTTCTAGAAGTAAATATTCTCCACCTGCTATTCGTTCTTTATACTCATATTTTAAATACTATGATTCTCCTATTTTAACTGCCATTTATGCGGGTCTTACTATTATTATTGTATTAATTCCAGTTATGATTTTATCTAATATTATTTTTGATTTTGCAACACCAGTAAATAAAACACAATTGTTAAAATTATTATTATTGTCTATTCCATTTGGATATGTTGCAGATATTATTATTAATAAATATCATATTTTTGGAAATAATTTAGATCCCTTTTATAAAATTACTGGTGTTGGATTTTGGGGCGCAATGTCTTTAATGTTCTCTATTTTTGTTTCTTGGCAAATAACAAAAGTATTATAATAAATATCTAAGTTAATTTTACACACTGATGTTATCATTATTTATTTGTTGTAGTTGATTCAGATGATGTTATAGGAATTTTAATCAGATGCTTATCATCTGGAAAAAAAACATTATAACCAAACAGAATAAAAGACAATATAATAATTGCAATTATTATATATTTAATCGGAGATTTAATTGAAGATATAGGAAAACACATAATTATAATATATTACTATATATTATAATTTATTATATTGCATTTTTAATTTATTAACCATATTTGTAATCATTTCTTCCTTAATATTATCAGTTAATTTCATAAAATTATTAGATTTAATAAGTCTATTATTAGGATTTTTAAATTTCATAAATGTTCTATAAGATTGTGTTAAATTTAAAGGATTATTCATAAAATTAATCATGTCTATTACTAATTGTGTATTATTATCAATATTACCATTTTTATATGCTGTTAATACTAATAATGCAAATTGATAAATATTTAATTCATATAATGATATACTATTTTTTTTTATTAATGGAATAAAATCATTATATTCATTATCAGTTATATTTATAATAGATGTATCTCTTATAAAAGATATGTATGGTTTTAATATTGTTTCTTTAATAATTTGATGTAATGAAATTTTATATATATTAGGCAATTTCATAATGCTAATATTATTAGTTTCTATCACATTTGTATTTGTATTTAATGTATTTATATTTTCAGTTATAGTTTTAGGAACAATATAAATATAAAAATCATTTACTTTATTATAATCATTTAAATAATAAAATTGCCAATCATTAATATTTGTTTTATATGTTATATTATCATTAGATATATTTTTCATTAATAGATTCCACATTAATATAATAAATAAACCGAACGATATAATATTAATATTATTATTTTCTGTGTATATACTAGATGCTATATAAAATAAATTTATATCAGAGAAAAAATATTGTAAAACATTTATATTTTTATCATTAATAATTTTTTGTATATTGTTTATATTATAATCTTTAAGTAATTCATATATTTTATTCATATCAATTGATGGGAAATATATGCTCATAAAAAGATTAAAATTTTTATTTATTTTATCAAAATTATCAAATACTATAGTATTTTCTATATTATTAGTAAAATTTTTATTAACAATAATAATATTTGAAGCATTTAACACTCGAACTAGTTTATCTTCATCTGTTTGTGGTTTATTTATTGTTGATTGTTTAGGTGAATTATAAATTATTAACATTATAATTATTATAATAATCAATATAACTATAATAAACATAGGTGATTTAATATTTACACACATTATTATAATATAATATAATATAATATTATATTATATTATATTATAATATGAAAACATTAGGATTTTATAATACATATGGTGGTGGAAATAATACTAAACAATGGGATGTATTAATTCATAATGGACCAATGTTTGCACCATTATATGAACCTCATAATATTCCAATTAGCATTAATGGTACTAAATATCAATTATCAGGTTTAGCTGAAGAATATATAACAATGTATGCTCGTTATATTGACAGTGATTATGTTAAAAATCCTCGTATTTCTAATAGATTTAATAAAAATTTTTTAAATGATTGGCGTAAAACCCTGTCATCTAATATTAGTAAAATAATTAATTCTATGAGTGATGTTAATGTTAATGATATTAAAAAACATTTAGATAAAATTAAAGAACAAAAAGCAAATATGACTAAAGAAGAAAAAGAAAAAATAAAACAAAAAAATGATGAACTAGAAGAACCATATAAATATTGTATGGTAAATGGTAGTAGAATGAAAGTAGGTAATTATAAAATTGAACCACCTGGTATATTTTTAGGTCGAGGAGATCATCCAAAATTAGGTAAAATTAAAACTCGTATTAATCCTGAGGATGTTACTATTAATTTAAGTAAAGATGCACCCGTTCCTAAATTAAATAATATGAATGGTAATAAATGGGGTAAAATAATTCATAATAATGAGGTAGTTTGGTTAGCAACATGGTCTGATAATATTAGTGGAAAAAATAAATATGTTTTTACATCTATGGAAAGTATATTTAAATCTAAAAGTGATATGGATAAATTTGATTTAGCTAAAAAATTAAAAAAGAAAGTTAATCAGATTAGAGCTGCATATTATGAAGATATGAAAAGTAATGATAATATAAAAAAACAATTATCAACTGCTTTATACTTAATTGATAATTTAGCTCTTAGAGTAGGTGGAGCGAAAGATGTTAAAGAAAAAGCAGATACGGTTGGAGTTACTTCATTAAGAGTAGAACATATAATAATAAATGAAGGTTCTAATAATAATATTATAAAATTAGATTTTTTAGGTAAGGATTCTGTAAGATATTGTAAAAAAGTTCAGATAGATGAAGTTGCATATAATAATATAAAAAATTTTATTATGAATAAAAATAAAAAAGAAGATTTATTTGATAAAATTTCATCAGGTAGTTTAAATAATTATCTTGATAGTTTAATGGAAGGATTAACAGCTAAAGTTTGGAGAACATATAATGCATCAATGTTATTTCAAAAAGAATTAGATAGAGTTAATCCAAATATTTTAGAAAAAATGCCAGAAAGTGAAAAAATAAATTATTTAATGAGTATATTTAATCAAGCTAATACTGCAGTTGCTTTATTATGTAATCATCAAAAGAATGTATCAACTGATATTGAAAAAGCAGTTAAAGTAATAGATGATGCTATTAAAAAATATAAACAAAAAAAGCAGAAAACAAAAGATAAAGAAAAACTTAAATTAATTGATGCTAAAATAATTACATTAAAAATGAAAAAAGATACAAAAGTAAAAATGAAAAATGTATCTTTAGGAACATCAAAAAATAATTATATTGATCCAAGAATTATATTTGCATTTATAAAAAAATATAATATACCTGAAGATAAATTATTTAATAAAGCACTTATAAATAGATTTGAATGGGCAAAAACTAAGGATGAAGAAGAATATAGATTCTAATAATATATTCATACATATTTATATAAACAGAACCTATCTATTATATTATAATGAATCAAGATTGGTCAGATAATGAGGATGATGAAGAATTAATTCAACCTAATAGAGACTTTCCTATTAGCAATGAAGAGGAAGAGGAAGATGAATATGATATGTATGAATTAAGTCAACTTACTATTAATAAAGAAATATCTTATGAAATTAAAGATAAAAAAAATGAAGAACATAAAAATAAGGAACATATTAAAATAGTTCAAATAATTAATAAAAAACATTTAAATATTAATAATGATAATCATATTATAAAAAAAAGACAGTTTAATCCAGTATTACCACCTCCAAATAAATATAATAAAAAATATAATAATATAGGATTTAAATTAAATTCAAATGATTTTCCAACATTATAAAATATTAAAAATCTAGTATTATATATATGTCAAGAATATGTCAGGTTAATAAACCCGTTAATATATTATATGATATGGAAGAAAATGATGGTATTGAATTCCCAATGAAGAATAATGAAGATAGTATTATATCAGATATGTTAAAATCAATTAAATTTATAGATGTTAAAGAATATAGAGTAGTCCCAATTAGTGATGATAATTTAATGACATTAGATGATACATCATTAGCAGTACCTCAAGTCTCGTCAGTTCCTGAATCTAGTAGTGATAATTTAGTTACTATTAAAAATGTAGTATCAACTTCTAATGAAATATCTCCAAATGAACCAACTGTACCTTCAGAATTATCATCATCCTCAACTTCATCAACATCTGAAGTTATTTTAGAAACACAATTATTTAATAATAAAGAACACTTTACAAATAATAATTTAATGGGTTCATCATTATTAACATGGGTTTTAATTTTAATTATAATAATATTATTAATTATATTAAATAATCATTATAAATTTATTAAATTCTAAACCATTTTAAAATAATATTAATAATTATAATATAATTATTAATGTTTAATATTATTTTAGCATCTGATGAAAATAATGGTATTGGTAAAAATAATAGTATACCATGGAACGTGCCAATGGATATGGAATTATTTAAAAATTTAACTTCGTCTTTATGCGAAATTAATAAAGTTGTTATAATGGGATATAATACAATGAAATCATTAAAATCTGGATATTTAAAAAATAGAATTAATATAATTATAACATCAAATGTAATACAAAATAATGATAATAATAATGTTTATTATGTCAGTAATTTAATTGAAGCTCTTAATAGTGCTTATTCTTTAGTCGGCAAGGACCCATCTAGAATTTGGGTAATAGGCGGTGCGGTTTTATATAAAACCGCAATTAATCATCCTGATTTAAATTTAATTTATCATAGTAGAATAAATGGTAATTATGAATGCGATATTCTATTTGAATTACCAGAACATACTATTATTTCTAAAAACATTTTTAATAATCAACCTATTAATTTTACATTAAATATATGTAAGATAAAAAATACAGCAGAATATCAATATTTAAGATTATTAAATGAAGTTTTACAATATGGTGATGAAAGACAAACACGTAATGGTATTGTTATGTCATTATTTGGAAAGGAATTATCATTTAATGTTCGTGATAATTTCCCATTATTAACTACTAAAAAAATGTTTACTAAAGCTATTATTGAAGAATTATTATTTTTTATTCGTGGTGATACAGATACTAATAAATTAATGGAACAAGGTATAAATATATGGAAAGGTAATACCACAAAAGACTTTTTAAATAAAATGAATTTACCTTATAAAGAAGGTATGATGGGACCAATGTATGGATATCAATGGAGATTTTTTGGTAAATCATATTCTGATAATTATCATTTAGGTGAAACTAATGGAGACTATATTGATCAATTTAAAAATATTATTGAAACTCTTAAGACTGATCCAAATAGTAGACGTTTAATTATGACTGATTTTAATCCACTAATGGTTGATCAAGGTGTATTATATCCATGTCATTCATTAATATTACAATTTTATGTAAATAAGACTATGTCTAATAATAGATTATCAGTTAAAATGTATCAACGTAGTGCAGATTTATTTTTAGGATTACCTTTTAATATTGCATCTACTACATTATTATTATATATTGTTGCTAAATTAGTTGGAATGGAACCTGAAAATGTTCATATAAGTTTAGGAGATTGTCATATTTATGAAAGTCATATTAATGCTGTTAAAGAACAATTAAAAAGACAACCTTATAAATTTCCAAAACTAATTATACCTGAATTTAAAACAATAGAAGATGTTGAACAATCTACATTTAAAGATTTTATACTAGAAGATTATAATTGTCATCCTGCAATTAAGGCTGAAATGGTCGCATAAATTATTTAATATAAATATTGAAAAAAATAAATTATATTATAATATAATATAATTTATGAAAGAAATTAACGTATCTGAGCCTTGGTTTTCATTAATGAAAAATAAAAAGAAGAAGATTGAAGGTAGATTAAATAAAGGAACTTTTGCTGAATTACAAAAAGGAGAAATTATTAAATTTGTTAATAATAATAGTAGTTTCAAAGCTAAAATTAAAAAAATAGTGCATTATAATAGTTTTGAAGAATATTTATCGCAAGAAGGTTTGAAAAGAACTTTACCGAAGAAACCGAAGGTATTGAGTATAGAAGAAGGATGTAATATATATTATAAATATTACACAAAAGAACAAGAAAAAGAATTTAAAATATTGGCAATATATATTAAAGTAATCAAAAAGGATTAAATTCATTAGCTGATTTACCTACAACCATATTTCCTTTATTTGCTACAAATTTATTAATAGTATAATATTTAATCATACTATCAACTAATTTATCATTATATTTATTATTTCCAATTAATTCATAACTTTTCCCACATGCACTACAGCTCATCATTAATGATGTTTTTTTACCTTCTTTAATAATAGTTGGAGATAATTCAGGTATAGTACATTTATTACATAATGTTGCAAAATTAATAAAATTATAAATAGTTTCTTGTATTTTTTCATTAGTATAGTGACCTTTTAACATATAATTATCTTCTTTTTTTGTATTGCATCCATTAATAATTCCAATATATTGTAATAATAAATCAGGTGATGTATTTATTTGATTAGCTACTATTTTTAAATTTTCTAAAATAGTATGACAATTTAAACCTCTTCCAGTTTGACTTGTTTTAATCTTATCCATCTTATAGCGATAAAAGTTATCAGTTATTTTACCATTAATATTTAGGCTCATTATATTATACATTTATATATTTATAATAATTATATTTCAATATTTATTATATTTTTAATATTTTTCTATATTTATAGTTCAAATACAAAATTTATTTTTTGAAATACTTTTTTTAAATTTTTGTGCATAAAAAACTCCCCTCAAATGTGTATATACACATTCTACACATTCTACACATTTTAAATATATTTTAAAATAATTAAAGGTTGTTTAAAAATAAGATTTCTATTATATATTAATATGGTTAGAACGATAGTCCATACATGTAAAGATTGTTCTAAAGAGTATGCATCATATCAATCCTTATGTAATCATAGGACTATAAAACACAAAGTAAATAATGATACCCTAAATGTATCATTGGGGTATCATAAAGGTATCAATAGTGTAGATTTAGATATCATTGATACATCTATATTATCAGCAACACCTCCTAAAATATATAATTGTAAATATTGTAATAATGAATATAAATATAAATCAAATAAGTATAGACATGAGAAGTCGTGTAATAAAAAGAATGATATATTATCTTCTCAAAATATTGATATAAATAATTCTATTAATAAAGAAAATATAATTATTGAAAATAAAACTAATATTAATAATGGAGTTATTAATAATGGAGTTATTAATAAGGGAGTTATTAATAATAATAATACAATAATATTGAATAATTTTGACCAAACAAATATAGAATATATATCAGATGCTTTTATGAAAAGAGTATTAACGAGATTAACTAAAACAGATGATGATAATTTGAAAAAAGGAATACCTCATTTAGTAGAAAATATAAATTTTAATCCTAATTATAAAGAAAATAATAATGCTCATATAACAAATATGAAATCAAAAATTGCGAAAAAATATATAAATAATAAATGGAACTATGTTAAAAAAGATGATATATTAAAGGAAATGCATAATAAAGCAGTCAGTATATTACAAAACTGGGTTGATACTAAAAAAGATGAATTAACAAAAACATTAATGGATGGTCTAAAAGATTATAATAGAGTATCTCCTGAATATAAAAAGAAAATAATTCATGATGAAATAAATATGATAGGTTATAATTATTATAAAAATAATATAGAAAATGAATTAGATTGTTAATAAACTTCAATAAAAATTGAAATATCGTTGGACGTATTAAAAATATAGCAAAGCTATATTTTTATTAATACGTCAACGCAATTAGAATAATTATTTAACAAACCTAAAGGTTTGTTAAATAAAAATTGAAATATTTTCGGACGTCTTAATAATATTGCATAGCAATATTATTAATGAGACGTCGAAACCATTAAAATAGTTTATGATATACTTGGATAAAGTCCAAGTATATCATAAAAATTGAAATATTATTATAATATAGTCATTAATAATATTAGTATGACCCACTCTAGTAAAGTATGTGATTATTGTAAGAAAATACATTTGAATAAGGAATGTCCCTTAGAAGAGAAGCTTGCCCCATTTATGAAGAAAATAGTTGGTATGTATATGGAACAGTTTGTTGCAAATGAGATATATTGTCCCAGATGTAAGTGTAAGTCACTTGAAGCTTTATCCAATCATACGCCATCTCTTGATATTATTTGTAAGAATTGTCAATGCAATTTTGAAATTAAATCAAAATGTATGAGCGCTAAAGTTATGCCAAATGATTTATATTTTAATCATGGTAATTATAATAAATATATTAATCAACAAAAAGAAGGACTAGATATTTTTCTTATAATTTATTCTGTGTGTCGAAAGACTAAAATTATAACTATTAGGAATGTATTTTATGTATTTAATGAATATATTAATTGTTTACAAGTAGTTAGGAAACCAAATTCATCATTATCTCAAATTATTGTTCCTGATTATAAAAATCTTCCTGAAATAATATTAGATGAAATATATGCTTATGATTTTTCAGAAAATATTAATGCTATTAGAACTTTAGAATTTTAATAATATTAAAAATATTTATTTATATACTTGGATAATGTCCAAATATAATCATGAGAAAAAAGAATTTATTTAGATAAACGTCAACGAGAACCTATGGTTTAAAATCCATAAAAATTGAAATAATATTAAATTAAAGTTATATTATTATATTAATTATGGAACATTTTCTTGTTGAACAAACTAATAACATCTTTAAGGAAGAAAAAGTGACAGTTTTATGTGAAAAAACTGGTCGGCGATGCAATACGTATATTGTTGGATGGAATACAACTGATGATGAGCTTAAAAATGCTCTTGAAAAAATGAAAAAAAAATTTGGTTGCGGAGGAGCAATTAAAATGATTACATTTGAAGGTGTTGAAAATACAAAAGCACTTAATCTACAAGGTAATTTTGTAATTAAAACAGGAGATTTTCTTAAATCACTAAATATTCAAAATTTAATTATTAAAGAATTGGTTGTATGATTAATTGATTATTCATTTATTAATTCTCTAAATAAAATATCATTAATTTTCTAAATAAAAATTCATTTATTTAGAGAATAGAGTATTAATTATTTATAATGAACCATTTACATAATTCACATTTTGAATTATATTTTAAAGATACTAATAATAATATGAATATTAATATTGATAAAGAACTATTTAGAGGTGATTTATATTGTTATTTATTAAAACAATTTACTAAATCATGTCTTCATAATTTAAATGAAAGTATATTTTCTCATAAAAAAAATTACACAAGAACAATTACTAATTTATTATCTAGTTGGTTTTTTACTTTATATCAAACATGTGATTTCTCATTTGATGAATTCTTTCCAAATAATTATAAAGATAATGATATTATAATTAAAAGAATATTAATTGATTATTGTTCTCTATATAATATTGATAATTTAGATTGTAAAATAAATAATATTATTAATGATTTATATACTTGTTATAATTCTATTTTAGATAAATTAGTTAATTATACTAAAAAAAAAAATAATTTAATGATTTATAAAACTGAACATACTTATGATAGAAATAATAAGAAAATTTTATTTTATAATTTTAATATATTAAATACTAATAATAATATTTGTAATAAATTATCAAATATAATAAATAATATTATGATACCAGTTGAACAATATAATGAAATGAAAAATAGATATGAGAATCATCATAATTCTCAGAATAATTCTCAGAATGATTCTCAGAATGATATTAAAGAAAATAATATAGATACACTTATTTGGATTATTCTATTTAGATATCAATTATTAAGTTCAAATAATAATCAATTAGCTGTTATACCTTCTATTATTAATAATATGGTTTCTGATTTTAATTTATCAATTGAATGTTTTGCATCAGCTATTAATTCATCTCTTGATAATTTTTGTTCTATATATTATGATGTTGAAAGATATTTTGGGTCTATTGGTAATTTTTTTAATATTAAACCAATAAGTGGATC